AAGTGGGGTTCCTGTAAAAGGGAACCCCACAAAATATTAATTTTAACTTTTAAAAATTATGCCAACTTTAGATGATATAACAACACTCCAGACAAACGCCAAAGTAGCTATCAACGACCCTGTTGCGGTTGTTGATAAAAGCTCCTCTGGTTCAAGTCGAGTCGAGCAGTTTCCTCTTGGGCTTATCGCTCAAGGGTTCACCCATGCGTGGGTTATTAACCACGACAACTCAAACTTCACGAGTGGTTCTGGAACAACGGCTTCTTTTAACATTCATACTTTCACTTCTACTGAGAGGTTAACAAAAATAAGGGCTGTTGTAACAGAGTTGTGGCTCCCAGCGGCAGGAGAAACCGCTACTGGTTTCCACATAGATATTGGGGAGAGTGGCGATTCTGGCACTGACAACCTGATTGATGCGATTGATATGCGAACCACTCTCTACAATCAGGAAGATAATACAGGTGCTGGTTTGGCTGGTGACATTGCTAATCCTGCTATCGACGACCCTGCTAATGAGTCAATCACAGTTTTACTTACTGTTTCGGGTACGGGAGTAACCGTCGACGACATGACCGCAGGTCAGCTTGTGGTCCTCGCAGATATCTACGATCTTGCGGACTACAAGGACTGCGTAACTCCGTTGCACTTGCTTTAATCAGTAACATAGCAAATCACAATAATCCCCGATCCTCTTGCAAAAGGAGGGGATCGGGGTTATTTATTTATAATCTTTTACACTAAATAAATTATGGCTAAACAAAAACAACCCGAAGCAATGGCAGAGCAAAATCCTTCCAACATGATTGACAAATTGATGGAGGCTCTTCCTCAAGAAGACGCTCCTGAAACCGCTTCTAATGTGGACGAAGCTTTAGAAATGCAGACCGAGGAGGCTACACCTATGATGGGTCCAGACGAAGGTATGATGATGCAATTATACGAAATCGTTTATGGTGGATCTTATGATCCTGCTTCTCCTATGGACCAACAAAGGTTAGCTCAGATAGAAGAGATTCTTTCGAATGACCCTGATGCTGTTGAGCAGTTAAAGTCAGGAGAGATGTCGATGACTGAGTTTGCTATTCGCGTCTACAGAGACGACCCTAATAATCCAGCCGCGATTGCATAATGGCCCTAACCAACTTAACAATACTTCAGCAGTTATCTGCTAACTTAACCTCAACAGGTATAAAAGGTAATATACCTGTAGGAGGTACTAACAACTTAGATATTACGGCTGAAGATGCTGATTATTTGTATGAGTTTGTTATTAGGGCAGGGCATGCTGATAATCAAATAAGTTGGAACTTAGGAACTAATCAATTATCGGATACAGGTTCAGGCACAGATGCTTATGTAAGTCAGCCAATGGGTGCTACTATAAGGGATGCTAACGGAGATGCAGTTCATGTTCCCAACGCTCAGGGGGATGATAGAGTTGTAGCTATATATTATGAAACTGAAGCTGCTAACACAGGGATCGTAACTATAGCAGGGCCCGCTCAATTTGGTTCTATAACTTTAAATTCTTCTGTAGGAACTACTTCTGGGGTAAGAGTACCTCGTTCAGCTTTATTTATACCTCGATGGGAATCCGCTACTGGTACGATTACCTTCGATTTTTCTGTAGTAGGAGACAAAGTAAAAGTAATTTTCTTAGGTAAGACATAATAAATGGCTATTTCTTCTACAAGAAGGCAACGTATAATTGATTTCTCAACCCCAAAGGTTGCAGATCTTGTAGTTGTCGAGAGGAAAGACGCTAGTAAAAATTTACGATCTGCTGCCTCTGCGGATGATACTGCTTATGGAACAGCACATCCTGACACAGCTAACTTTCCAAATTTTAAATTAGGTCTAATTAAAAATGAAGATACTGATCAAGGTCAATTTCAATTATGGTATTATGTAAAAGATAGAGTAGACCAAGATGAGTATAACTGGGAGTTCCAAGCTGCTGGAGTAGGTTCTTCTCGTTATGATAGTGTTGTAAAAACTTATGTAATTCTGCGGAGCTCTTATAATGAGGAAAGCCCTGCCATAAGTAGTCAAATGCCTTCAAGGGAGTCAGATCCTTTTACAACTAATGCCGTTGGTTTTGATACTGCGTATGTTCTATTTGAAAAGAAGCAGGTTCGGTCAGGCGATGAAACGTTAGACTCTTTATATGTTGTAGAGCAAAGGACTTACGTTAAAAAAGTACCTATTCGTAGAGTTGATATTGATGAAACTTTTGACGAGCCTTTACGTTCTAAAGAAACAATTTTTTATAAAGGGGAGATCCCGACTAAAACAACAATTTTTGGAGCTACTGATAATGCAATAGCGATGAGCCCTTCTAAAAATACGGCTGAGACATTTGCTTTGGGTAAAGCAGCTACTGTTACTGGGTCTATTCCTTTTTTTGGCACTAAGATAATACAAATTGGGAGTGATTTAGATAAGTTTGGAATCCTTTGTGAAGGCAGACAGATATCAGACAATTGGTATGCTGTAGCTGAACGTGAATTAATTAAAACAGATGCAAACAACATCGTTGATACCTACATTACATACCAAAACTTTTCTTGGCCCCCTGTCCTTTCTGGCATTGTCGTTGATCGCTGGACTAGGCGTGATGGAGGTGCTGATCCTGTTGAATATCCTATATACAAGCGGGGTGCATATTCTGGGCCAACTAGGGTTGAAGTAACAATTTATTGGAAAGATACTCCTTGGACTATAGGATCATCGGCTACTGGATCAAACACGGAACTAGCTTTAGTAAAGCCACTGCACCCTGAACCAATTTTATTCCAGTCTCCTATTGCTAGTGTTAGTGTACCTCCTACCCTCCACAAAAGATTTCGTATTGTAGCTAGCACAGGATCAAACCATCCTATTTATACTTATAAGGGTACGACTTGGACTTATGAAGCTACTAATTACACGGACTGGCCTCCTGATTTAGTTATACAGGATTCTCAAAGACCTTTTAGAGGAGGATATCTCAGAGAAAAGATAAAAGCATTTATTCCAGAAGTAGGTGATTAATGGCAGTTGATGAGTTCAGTGATTATCCAGATACAGGAGCGAGAGGTTCTCAGGAATACACTTCTCCTCAAGACCCATCTATAGATTTTACTTCTAAAAATCCAAGGGGTGATTATGAACCCCCACAACCTGATGTTGATTATGGTGTAGGGGCTACAGGAAATGTTTCTACATCAGGTAGGACAAGTTCAGATGGTGGTAGTGGTGGTACGGGGGCTCCGTTTATACATCCATTTAAAATACAAAAATTTATTAATCCTGATGATAACTCTACAAGGGTTAGGATATATGAGGGTGATGTGTATGCACGGATAGATACATTTAAGTTAGCTCTTATAAGTATAACTACTCGTGATCAATCTTATAGTACTGCTGACCCCCCAGCAGGGCCTGAGACCTCGACCGCCCCTCTTGGTAATCACAGCATAACTTTCTCAGATGTAACAGCCCAAATGCCACAGCATCAACACGATGTAGATGGTGGGGCAGTTTTTATACCACAACATAAGCACCTTCCTAGAGATTCATCTGAAGACGGTTTGGTTATGCCAAACCATAAACACGCTGCGGGTTCTAATTTAAAAGCTACAGTTGCAGAGCATATTCATTCCAGCCAAGGCACTGTTTCAGGAACTGATCAAAAGCTAACAATAAAGCAACATAAGCACCTTCCTAGAGATTCATCTGAAGACGGTTTGGTTATGCCTAACCATAAGCATCAGTACAACAAAGATGATCATTCGCATGTCGTTGCAGGTCATACAGCAAGTGGTTCTCCACATACACATTCACTCTCTACTTTGTCTGTTCCTATGGAGGATCACTACCATAAAAGTGGAGAAGAAAGTGGTACTGGTACTGCCGCTGCGGGTCAACAACTAAAGTTACGACACCATACGCACTCGTTAACCGCCCACACGCACCCGCTTACTAACATCACAACAGGAGGCCCAACAAGTGGAAGTGGGAGTTCAAGCGGAGGATCTTATGGAGGATCAGATTCCAGTCATACCCATGACTTAGGAGGAAACACGGGTTCAGGTGGAGGAGGAAGCACAGGTGACGTAGATGATTTTGGAGTCGATGATTCAGGTAATTTAGCTCCTGAAGACATAACAGGAAATACAGGAGGGATAGGTACTTCATTTCCAGATCAACAAATTAGTGGTACTTTACCACTTGAATCTTCTCACACGCACCCAATTAGCCTAACGGCTGCTGAGAAAACAGGAAATGATATAACAGTAGGAGACACTAAAGAAGTTACAGATTATGATACTGTTGATTCTGATACTGGTTTAAAAGAAAAACATATAACAGGTGAAACAGGAAGTATTGTTGGTTTTGAGGAAACAGGAAATCCTGAAATAGTTCAGGGTAATACTGGAGGAATAGTTGGCGCATCTCCTTTTAGTCTTGTTACAGGAGACACGACAGAGGTTACAGATTATGATACTGTTGATTCTGATACTGGTTTAAAAGAAAAACATATAACAGGTGAAACAGGAAGTGTTAAAGACTACAATAACAATGACAATAACAATGCTGAGAAAAAATGTACAGGTACAACAGGAGATGTAAGAGTCGGGTCTTCAGCAGCTCTTCCTCCTTTTACTATTTCAGTTTCAGGAGGTTCATCTTCATCTTCATCAGGCTTAAATCATAAACATAAAGTCCCTGCTTTAGAGAACACAAACTCACAAACACATAAGTTTGTAGCTGTAACAGGACAAGATCAAGCCCCGTTAGGTGTGGATACAAATTTCACAGACACATTTAATAAGGCCATTCAGTTTGAGGATGGGACAGATTCAATATTTCGTTTTCATGAGAGCCCTCATTCTAGTGGAGATTTTTATGTAAAATGGGTAATAACTATTAATCCCGCAGCAGTCGTACAGACTATTGTAGGAAGCATAGAGCGTGTTGCGGCAGGAGCAGGAGCACCCGCAGATATTTCTTTTGGTGCTTTAAACCAAGATGATGATGACTCTAGGCCTACGTTTAAAAAGTTATCTAGGACTAATCCTACATTTAGTGACCCTCCAAGCAATGATCCAAGTAAGTTAGTAGGAACTTTCCACCAAAAGATAGGTTCCGTGAGTGGGAACAATGTAGATCAAGTACAATTCAGCAATATTAACTGGAGCATGACAGTTTTACCTGAAGTATCGTAGCCTTGAATTACTTGAAATTCACCTTATATTTAAACAATGCCAACCGCACAAGTAGGAAATTTAAAGTCAAAATATGGTCAATATCTCGATGCAGGAGCTGCAACAGATGCTGATTGGTATAAGGCTTTAAATGAGATTATGCCTCGTATTTATCAAATGGGTTTTTGGCGTGATATGATGACTACTTTAGAAGAACAAGATGTTAGTAGTGGTTATTTCACATTACCTGCTGATGATGCTTCTACAGGCGTTGGATATGATGCTGTATTAGCTGCTATTTTAGATGATAGCCCTGCTGTTTTATATGCTGTTTGGCATGACTACAGATTATTTGGAGAGCCCTCGCAGACAGCATCTTCTGATGTAACCTCTTTGATGTCTGGAGTGTTCGACGATGGGTATTCTGGAGCAGGAGGCACGAGAAGATATAGAATATCTCCAGTAGATTCAGATACAAAAGCTACTCTTTTGATGAAAAGAAAGTTCGTTGATGTAGCAATAGACGCTCATTTAGTATTCATCCCGAATGATTCTTCTATAATAAAGCATGGGTTATTAGGTAAATTAGCTGAAGATAACGCTGATATTCAACGTGCTGAGTATCATTGGGGCGTATGTAAAAGGCAGATAGATTCTGATCTTGATTCTTACAGAGGGGGTTCAAGACCTAAAGTAAACATAGCACCCGAAGGAACAGGTTCAGGAATGCGGGGGATGTATTAAACAATTTTATAATAAACTAAATTATGGCAACAAACAACATAGAAAAACAATCTGCTGGAAAAGGTGGAGCACTTTTAATCACTGAAACAGACATATTACCTTTTGATCAAGAATTTTGTGCTATCACATTTTTAGAAGATTCTACGTTCGATAGTAATGGCTTGGGATGGCCCGAACTAAACTTTAATAAAAGTAGTTCTCCTGAAACAGTAAATTACACAGTTACTGTTCAAGATGTAGGGGGAAGCAACAAGTATTTCATTAATGGCGTTCAACAACCTACTCTGTATCTAAGAGAAGGAAATACTTACGTGTTTGACTGGTCATCTGCCACTGGTCATCCTTTTAAATTTTCGACAACAGCAGATGGAACTCATGGTAGTGGCAGTGAGTACACAACAGGAGTGGATTTTGATAGTTCAAACTATAAAACAACAATAGTTGTTGCTAGTTCTGCTCCTACTCTTTATTACTATTGTTCCAACCATTCTGGTATGGGAGGAACAGCTAACACACCAAGTGCAGATGCCCCATTAGGGGGGACAACTGCAATAGCAACAGGAATTACTTTTCCTAAAGGTTTAACAATAGTAGGAGAGTTTAAATCTATTTCTTTAAATTCTGGTAAAATACTTGCTTACTTAGCTGTATAATGAAGCTAAACAATTTAGGTATAAGCATTCCTTCCATAGCAGCTAGCAGCTCACCTATAATTTCTGCACAGGAAGATAGTGGTGGAGGTGGAGGCGGTGGTGGTGGTGGTACGCCAACGACTGAGACTTACACTGTCGCTGCGAGGCAGCTTATCAGATTTACTACTGGCGACAGATCCCTTAATAAAGGTTTTAATGGAGAAATTGGTTTTGCAACAAACACACCAAATAGAAACTCTGGTTCAAGGTTCTCAGCGCAGTATTCCTCTTCATCGTTGAATAGAGGTGGAATGGTATCAAGTTTTTTTACTGTTGGAAGGGGTCATAGTGCTGCTGACTGGTATTATAACCCAAGCGCAGACAATAGAGATAGCGTCGTAGTCTTCAATTTTGCCAATGTAAACATCAAACAAGGCGCAACAATATCAAATGCAAAGCTATCGTTCAAAAAAAGCCATACAACGGGATCATTAGCGTCTGGTCAAAGTGATCTTTTTAAAATTCACGCACCTCTCACTGACGATTCCGTGTGGTGGAACTTACCGATTGACACAGGAACAACGGTCGATTGGACAGGGCTATTTGCAGCGACCGATAACACGACTGTTGAGTCGCCTGATATATCTTCAGTCATTCAGGAAATTGTTAATATCCCAACTTGGAAAAGTGGCAACAGTTTTCAGATAGCTCTTTTCTTTGCTGCGTCATCAAGTCAAAATCAATCCGCTTCAATTCGAGTCAGATCAGGATATAGCAGTGACAACTCAACTAACTCTGACGGAGTTCCGCAGCTTGAGGTAACACATTCAGGTGGTTCAGATTACGCAGGAACTATAGTTGAGGGGCTAGAAAAAACTGACATTACTTCTAATCTTAGCAACGTTGGAAGTAGCTTTGGAACTAATAACACGCATAACAATACTGGGTCGTATTCAAGTAATAACATTTACAATTATGGTCTTTCAGTGAGTAATGGTGTTTTAAGAAATTTGTATTTTACAGGGTATTACAATTCTAGTGCAGATGCCAATTTTAAAGCCTTTATTGTTCGATTCCCAAATGTACCACTAGCTCAAGGAGCTACTGTTCCAACAACCAAGTTAAGTTTTGTAATACCAAATCATCGAGGCGGTGAGGCAGGATTTGATCGACAATATTCACTTGTATCAACAACAAATACTATGGGCACTAAATGGAACGCTCATACTTACGAAACTGGACACCACGCCACCAATGGTGACGGAACAAACGATGCTGTTGGCATTAGAATAAGAGCAGCTAAACTTACTGATATTCCTGCAAACTTATCAGGATTGACAGGATCAAGCTTTAATCACCCCAGTGGCATAACTGAAACAGGAGTCAGCACAGTGACCGATGCGTTTGTCGATCTGGCTTTAGATGCTTATTACACAGAAACGTCAGTCTATACGTCGGGATATGCAGCCAATGAATATGCACAAAAGTACATGAAGGTGACAAAAGATCAGCCACGTTTCGAGACACCTGATCTAAAAAACATTTTACAGGAAATTGTAAACCAAAGTGGGTGGTCAAGCGGTAACGCCATAGCCTTGCTGTTCTATCTGCCTTCTTTCCACACTGGTTCTGTATCAGGAACAAATTACAATAAAGTTGACGGACTCAGTTTCACAATGGTTGCAGGTAATTTTAGAACTTCTAATAATTTTGATTCTAGATATGTTAACCTTGCGACTAACAGTTTCTCAGGAGGATCACATTTGAGCGCAATACCATCAGACCAAAGAAAGCCTATAGGTCGTATGCCAAAACTTTTAATTGGATAATAAAATGTATTTAAAATTTGAAAACTTCGAAGCCATGCAAGAATGGATATTAACTAAACTCTTCAAAAAGACTGCTCATCCAATAGGATTGGATCGTTGCCTGTTTGGAGTCACTACAACATATTTCTTTGTAGATGAAAAACCTGTCCACAACCTAGACGATGGCAAAATGAATATTCATGAAGGTTTGCTCACAGACGAAGAAAAAGATTCATTAGTAACATTAGAAGAAATAACAAAAGATGAGCGATAACATTATAGTCTTGAAGGACATTGACAGATGCCTTGTGAAACACGACAAAACCAACAACACAATCGTGAAAAATTTTCGTGGTCGTGATAAAAAGAAAAGATTTGAGAATGAGGTAGCTATCTTACAATACCTCGAATCCAAGGGGTGCGAGTGTGTGCCTAAATTACTGGACTCAGATTCCGAAACTTTAACAACAATAACGACTTACGTTGGTGAGAAAGTGTTTGAAATAAATGAGGTCGATCACAGGGTATTGCATAACAGAGTCGAGGCGTTCGGTGTCTCCCATAATGATCGAAAGTTAAATCCAGATCAGTTCAGTCCTGATCTGGTAAGAAGAATACATCCGATTAATCAAGTTAAGAATGAAGACGGCACTTATACTATGACGTATGAGACTAAAGTGAAAGAGCCAAGAACGATCAATACTCCTAAAAACATTGTCCAAAATGAGGGAGGTGAATACTATCTGATTGATTTTGAGTTTGCTGACCTAGATGAATAATGGCGTTCGAGACAAAACTGTTTATCATCGCTTTGGTTTTCGTATCGCCAACAATCTATTTTTTAACAGCGACTTTATTATTGTTTAGATTACTTAGGACAAATGAAAAAATTTTTTCCTCCTCTGGTAGCAATCTTTGCTGTTATGGTTCAGTTGATCTTTATGACTGTCCTTATCACGAACTCAATATTTAACTACTTATAATGCATGTTCCAAATAATTGTCTTTTATATACTACTCAATCACTCGATCTTAAAAGAATGGGAAGATCAAAGGCTTTATTTAGAAACTTTGGAATGGCTCTATCAAACTAAACCCGATCCTTGGATGCCTAATTAAACCTGTAATAAAAGGCTATAATAGCCTATCATAGCAGCATGGAATACAACTAGAAAAACGGCATAAAAGTGCTATATTTTTAATATTATGAGTAACAGCGAGATAATAAGTAAAGGTGTAACTGGTGTAACTGGTTCACTAATAGCTGTTACCATACCTTACGCAGAGGTGATCCAATGGGGAATTCAGGTGGTTGGAGGTCTTTTAGGTATTACTGTTGCGATTATTACACTATATAATTTAATAAAAAAGAAAAAATGAATAAAGAATCAATCTTAGGAATCATACGTCATATCCTTACTTTCGGTGGAGGTTTCATGACTCAAAGTGGCATTGCCACTGATAGTGAGGTCACTACTGGCGTATCGGCTGCTGTTACACTTATCGGTGTTATTTGGTCAATTTTATCTAAAAAGAAATAATGAACTATAGTTACGGAAAATCAGGTAAAAAGGAAAAAAACCCTTCAAAAAAGCAAAGTAAAAAGAAAAAGCTTTTGATGGCTACTTATAAGAAAACTAAAAAGTGACCTTTTTTAGACTATTAAAAGCAGCTTTGAGTTCATACTCTATCTATACTAACTTTAAACATAGGAAATATATTTATGATCTTGAGGATGAAGTTGATCGCCTTGCTGCTGACGGTAGTCCTGCTGCCAAGCTGCGCCTTGAACGACTTAGTGGGCGACTCATCGTTGAACGAAAGCGCAATATATGATCCACCTACAATCACCCTAATTCAAGGGTACGATTATCCTTTTGTAGAGGGTAATCTCATAGGCAGGGGTCAGAAGTTCCATAGTGATTTTTCGTACAGACGTGCTATAATAATAGGAGATGATAGCAATCTGCGTAGGACACTCTCGACCAAATGATTCAGGCGCAGCTTCTGTAACTGGAGTCACTGAATGGGATTACAATTCCCAATTAGCTGATATGATTGGGGACAGGTTAAAGACTCCCCATAAAATTTACTCTACCTACAAAGGTAATAGTTATTGGAGCTCTATGAAGTGGCTTGCTAGAACTTTAAAACATGATGCTGTTGAAGCAGCGATTGAACTTCATTTTAACGCTGCTACTCCATCAGCGACAGGACATGAGTGGTTATACTGGAATACTTCTGAAAAAGGTAGGTTGTTTTCTAGATCTTTAAGAGATTCTTTTGAGGATTGTTTCCCTCAGTTAAGGAGCAGAGGAATTAAACCACGCAAGAAAGGTAGCAGAGGAGCAGGATTTTTAAGATTAACGCACTGCCCAGCGACTATCGCTGAACCGTTTTTTGGTAGTAATGAGGAGGATTGGGAGCTTGCTCTAAAGAATATGGAAGGAGTGGCTACAGCAATGGCTGCGGGGATAGAACTCTACAAAGAACTCTCAGAAAGGTGGTAATGTGCAACTACCTAAAACAATATCGATTGCAGGGCAGAGGGTAAAACTTGAGCTGGTTCCTTTTAATGGGGACAGTCCTGACTTCGGATTGTATTTACACGATAAAAAAACTATCGAAATAAATAAAAATTTAAAAGGCAAAGTCCTCTTAAATACTATTCGTCACGAAATGATGGAAGCTAGTCTACTCATAAGTGGAGTAGGGTGGCTTGAGAACTACGACCAAGAAGCTGTTGTACGCTGTATGGAAGAAATATTTTTTCCTGCTTGGGAGTTATTTTTGAAACGAGCAACTTGAAAATTTGAGCGTAAGAAAACAAGGTTTTAAAGAAAGCGGTCCCTTCGCAGTCTACACCCCCTCTAGCGATGATATCTCTCTCGCACATACGAGGGCTACTGAAATGGGAGTTCTTCCTAATTCATTTACTCAAGGCATGGGCCGTATGACTGGTTGTTTAGGAGAGGTAGTCGTTAATAAATTTATTAAAAAAAGTGTTTATGTAGGCGACTATGTTTTTACTCATGACTTAGAACATCGACATAAACGAATAGAGGTTAAGTCTAAAACTTGTGGATCCATCCCGAAACCTGAATACTCTGTTTCTGTTAACGGGTCCTCTAAGAAAATCCCTGACAACGATGTTTATTTTTTTACCAGAGTTAGGAAAGACTTAATGTTTGTCTGGATTGTAGGGTGGTTGCCTACTACTAAGTTCTTCAAAGTAGCTCAGTTTAAAAAAAGAGGTGAACAAGATGACCACGGGTTTACCTACAAGGCAGCGGGCTATCACACAGAAATGGATAAGCTTAATAATCCATTTAGTTATAAATGATTTAGTCGTAAGGACTCTCCTCTTCTTCTTCAGGAGTCGATATGTAAATAGGTAGTCCATCTCCTAATGCTCCTGCTACGTTGTGCCAAAAGTATTCATCGGCTTCAACTGTAGACATATCTTGGGCTAACAAGTTTATACATTTTTCTATAGAATAAACAGCTCTAGGTGGCCCATGTTCTACATCAATACCTACAAAAGCTTCATCTAAATCATCTGCTAATATTACAGATGCTGTTGATATAGTCTTTTCAATAAAATTTTCTATTTCTTGTCGGGTCATAAAACGGCTATTATTTTGTCATTTTGAATATTATCTATATCATATTTCTCGTCCAGATCAATTTCCCAAATCTTACCTCCTCCTTGGCCTCTGGATTTTATAGGGCGTAAGTGCGAATTGTTGCGGGCAGCGTCTTCCATTATACCAATCCCCCTACGTAAAAACTCCATAGAACCAGACATACCAACATTCCTCCCTCCATTAAAGTCTTGAACCGTAACTTGAAAATCTGTAAGGGTTCCCCTCCATGAAACACTATGTCCATACTCCCTAGCTCTTTTAACAAAAAACTCAACAAGCTCTGCAATGCTTGATCTACTTGAATTATCGTAAGCAGCACTCGCTATAACAGGATCAATGTATGAATCAACTCCAAATCTAGAAGTACCTAACACGGCTTTCGGAGGTTTAAAGTCTATTAGGAATTTAGCAAAATACGGCAGTTCGTCTTTTATTGTTTGCTCTAGAATGTGGTTAGGAGGAAACTTACTTCTAGAAGTCTCACTAATAAGCAGTGCCATAATCTTGTCACGGTTACTTGAGTCTAATGCAGGTATCACGCTAAGACTGTTAGGGTCCATGTTGAGAGACATTATAACTCTACCTGTCCACGGAACACTAATCGCGTCTACATGTTTTGCATGGTATTCCATTCTAGGATTAGCTACTGCTTTCTTAATTAATTCTGTCGCTTTCCGCTGATCCTGAAAAGAAGCCGCACTAACTGTATCATCAATAACCCACGCAGCTTTACCTCCTAAGTCTTTATTAAAGCTTGTACCTCCTGATATGTATTCAGAAGCATCCGCAAAACCACCTACTAATGCAGAGATAACACAGTTACTTAACAGTGATTTTCCTTTGTTAGTGGGTCCTACTAAAAGCAAAGCCTGACCTTGAGCTGCATTCTTATCTATTACAGATATATAAAACCTTTGAAGCCACGCATAAAAATAATCTATCGTAGGAGTCTTTGAATTATTTACAAATAAACTAGATAACCATTTGTGTATGAAAGGCCAATCCTTTTTGTCTCCTGAGTCTGCGGCTTTAACAGGATTTATATTAGCGTTATTAAGTATCCTTCTACTATTGTAGGTAACAACTCTGTCTTTTGAAAATATAACAGGAGCTATCTCGTCGATACGATTTTCGTTGCATATAGAAACAAGTGCGTTCTCTACTTCTGAACAAGCTTTACCTGCTCTTATCTTAGGAGAGAACCCTGCTTGCCTTAACTCCAGTATAAGTTGTTTTTCCTGAATTTGTTGAGCAGATCCATAAATCAGTTTGAAATACGTTTTACCGTTGTACCAATACGTATCAAGAATACCTGAAGTTTTTGTAGTCTCATAATCAGACACAAACTTTTTACCGAAGATTTCTGTCCAAGTAACAAAACCTTTTCCCGCTCTATCACTGTATGTAACCATACCGTTGTCTGAAACCTGAGAACCTTCTCTTTCTATCCCATCATCGATCCAGAACAAAGGGCCTCTGCCACCTACATTAAACTCACCCTCCCATCGGTTAGGAAATCTTTTATTTACCTCTTCAGCAATAACATCAATAGGAATAGAAACTTCAGACACTTGTGGAGGCTTATCCATCGCTGCTTTCCTATATGCAGATTGATAAATAGATTCATCTAAAGGGTCTCCTACTTTTGTCCAATCAACTCCTAACTCAAAGTACTGACTAGCTTTGAGAGAGGACTTATCAAACCCCGCACAGATTCTATCTAGGGCTAAGTAATTAGCCATCCTCTTCATGAACTCTGCAAACAAATCAGGGGCTACTGTAATTCCTGATTCAAACTCCCAAACCAATCTCAAATACCCTGACTGAGTTTTTGATCTCCACGTAGGCATTGCGGATTTACATTGAGTTGCTAGTATTTTATCGATGATTGAGAAATCTATAGGAGCGTCATAGTCAGCTACGACTCCCCATACTGTATGAGGTGGGTTACTTGAGGAAACTCGAAGTGAGGGAGTGTCTCCTATAACAGTACTGTAGAAACAATGATCTGTATTCTTGTTAGCACACCAAGCTCTAAATTTAGCTTTGTCTTTAAATGTTGGTTTCTTTTTTTGTAAAGTGGATAAGTCTTTTGACTTAATCGCTTTGTTGTCGCACAGGTTTTTAATGTATCTATATTCCATTACTTCTCATATTCAGTTACTATTTTTCCTTCCGCATCAAGAGGGATATCGGAAATCCACGGTGGAGGAGTTTTCATTATATTGAGTACTTTGTCCAATCCTTTTTGAAAGCCTCCCTTTTCAATTTCAATTACAAATTCGTCATGAACATGGAAGATTACTTTAAGTCCTGCTTGCTCTAACCTGACCAACATGTCTGCGAATATGTCTCTTGCTAAGGCTTGAGATATATTTTCTGCAAGCAAACCTCCCCACAACTTAATAGGAATCTTCTTAGATCCTTTAGTCAGCATTGCAACATAGTTGCGTCTGTTGTTTTGAATAGTTGTCTTTATTTTCCCGTAATTTAATTGTCTTCCAGAGGGGAGCTCTAGAATAAAATCTTCTTTCCTAGAGTAAGCTATGTGCAATTTACGTTGAATTGTGTTCCACAAACCCACAACTTTTTTCATAGAAGTTCTATATAACCTAACAGAGTGCATTGCCTCATCTATGGACATACCAGAGATCATAGAAAATTTATTAGCACTAACACCATAACCACAACCAAGTACCATAGTTTTTACTCGATGGCGGAGCTTAGGGTCTTCATCTTTTAATGATCCTTTGCTTTCATCCCATAAGTTAAATTGGCATGCAAAGCCTTCGTATATGTCATCAGAGTTTCTAATTACTCCTAAAGTTTCTGTATCTTCAGATAACCAACATAAAGTTCTAACTTCAATTTGAGATAGGTCAGCTACGATAAGCTTTTTATCTTTGCTAGGCGAAATAAGTTTTCTTAGATTTGTACCTAAGAGTTCCCCTCGCGGTAAGTTTTGTAAATTAAGGTTACCTCCTGACCCACTAAACCTTCCTGTATGAGCTCCAAAATACATAAGCCCTCCGTAGTATCTGCCATCATCCATCGTGGCATTATCAAAAGACTCTAACTTTCTTTTAAGGGAGTTAATTCTTCTATAGTCTCGAACAGCTCCAATCCACTTGTACTCATGCCCGTGTTTTTTAATCCATGCGTTAGCGTCGTCGTCGGTCATGGATAAACTAACAGGTGGCTCAAGCCCCATCTTCCTACATTCTTCGTTAAATGCTTTTCTAGATAATGGAGTAGCAGTGTCTAGCCACGGGATGTTATTCTCAGCTTCAAATAATTTTATGTTTATGTTCTCTTTTTGTTTTTTAAGCTCTTCAGCATCAATCGGAACTCCTCTCTGCATACACAGTCTATTTATTCTACTGATATCTCTTTCAGCTTCAGGCCACTTATCTTGTAAATCTCTCCATAAGTCTAAACAATATTCAGAATCTTTAAGAGCATACTCATCGACTTCTTTTTTAAAGTCCTCATCCATGTCTTCCCATCTCTTACCCGCCATATTATCACGGGTAGACTTATCCATTTCTAAATCGTATAGCACAGAGGTAGCTCCTTTAAGAGATCTAGGTAACCCACAGTAAGCTGCTAGGTCTGCGGTGCAATGCCACTCTGCATATTTAACACTCGGCCACCAACCTTTATTTACCCCAAACAAATATAAAGATTCATCGAAAGATGCGTTGTGCGCTAGGACCCTATGTCCTTCAAGAATCGACCAGTCAAATCCTTCTTTAGGACAGCCAACAAAAGAAGTGCCGTCGTCTCCTACGACACTAAGTTTATATGCGTCGAAATCAGGATGAGAAAAGTAACAGTTAAAACCTAATTTTTTAATACTACAATCCTTGTCGTAGTAAGTTTCAAAGTCTAAAGCAAATGTTTTCATAAGAGGAAATTTCATGAGAGTTGCCTACCCCTGCCCCCCACGAACAGGAGTAGGCGATCCCTCTCATACTATGAAGGAACTCACTGAAACGGAGCTCCTGTTTTTTACGTATGACTACGTAAAGTGTTTAAGACTTAATCAGGATTTGGTAGGGATTCTTCCAGATCAAGCTCTACTTGTTTAAGATCTAGCTTTCGGCTTTCTGCGACCTCTTCAAACACTCCTTTAAGCGTCATCATTTTTTTCCGCGTAGCTTTAAGCTCTTCAATTTTTACGTTTACTTCGTCTATTATTCCGCTGAGTTGAGTTAACTCACCGTGTATAACAAGCTGTTCGTCTTCAATAATTCTCTCTGTGTTTTCTTCTGACATAATTAACTTGTGATGCGGGTTACAAAACTACTTACGTCTTCAGGAGATTTATCCTTGGACACCGTTAATGAAGGAACAAACCATGAGTGCCTTCCTCTTGTTAATAATTCTGCTTTGAAGTTCCAAGCTCTTGAGCATAACGGATCATCATTAAAAGCAGAAAAAGTTGCCAGTCTTTTATAGGTACATCTAAAAGCATCTTTAGCTACATTTAGTTTACCTAATGCGTACTGGTCTTCTCCGATAGGATACGGGTACAATTCCTCATCTGCACCTTTAGGCATTGGAAAAAGCAAAATGATTTCTGCAAATTCAATCGTGCCGAACTCACTGTCAGATTCAATCTCTTTCTTTTCTTCTTCATTCCACGCTATGCGAGGCATTTCAGGAGAACCAAAAGGTACGTTTTCTCTCCACCCTTTAAGAGCATTAACAGGTATGACTTGGCATTCCTTATCAGGCTCAAGGATAGTTGTTGTTCTATCAAGCACTACTGAACCTGCATCTCCTGCAATTTCACTAGATGATTGAATTATATTAAGGCGAGGAATTTCAATATCGCTCGCGGTGATAGCTAACTTTGGTGGATCTGATACCTCTGCTAACTCTTCTTTAACGGTTGCTAATTTAGCTTTACTCATTTTTTCTTATTTTCTTATTTTCTTATTTTCTTATGAGAGCGTGAATCGCGTCTCGGAAGTTTTGATAATATCCGCTTCTTCAAGATCTGCAAGGAAATTATCTGAATTTTCTTTTTTAGTTCCTCTGTCCGATTTTTTACCTACTAGATCTGCTATCTTTTTTATTGGTAAAGAAGATACACTTAATAAATCTTCAGCAGTAACGCCATAAGTTTCTGCGATCTCTAACATACTTATATTGTCAGTACACTTTTTAGTAGCTCCCATGTTTTTAAGTTTTAAAGTTGGGAACTCTTTACCTTCTTTAGCTTGCTCTACTGCTTTAGCTTTTATTCTTGCAGCCCAATTTGATACAACCTTAGCAACGCCCCATAACTTTTCTAAAACTTCAGGATCATCAGAATCAAAATCTTCTTTGTTTGGTAATGGCTCCCCTGCAACTTTCGAGGCGACTTCTAAAGCGAGCCCTCCTAAAGCAGGACAATGATCTTCGTGTTTACAAAACCTACAGTTAACTGTTGGAGTTAGCTCATCATGATCAGGTACTCCGCCTTTCCATTTCGGTCTAACCATCTCACCCCTTTGAATTACTTCACTAAGTTCTTTTGTTAATAAAGGAATATCAGCTCTTGTGAATTTGTCATGTAAAACTTCAGAGCGTACAGGTATATAAAACACAAAGTCTATCTCGTTGACTTTAGGAAAAGCTTGAAAAGCTCCCAAAGTATAAGCTTTGGCTTGCCAATTATCTTTGGGCGAGTCTATCTTAGAAATCCCTGTCTTGTAGTCAGCCATCACGGCTTTATCTCCTGCAACTAAAAACCTATCACAGGTCCCCCACGTTTCGGTTCCTTGTAGATCAACTTGAACTTGGATCTCGTTGAGTTCATCATAAGGATTGTTACCAAAAAAACTTTCGTTGAAAGCTTTCTCATCGGCTACAATCATATCATATATCTCAACCTCTTCTTCATCATGCAATGCAGAGGGATCTCTAACTTCTAAAGCTTCGTGTATTCGAGTTCCTTTTTCCGCTGCGGCATTTGTACCTGACCTACCTTCGTATCCTGCACATCCTGCTACGTATTTTAAACTTGAGGGGGAGAACTCCGCATGTCCCCTACTTCCGTGGTCGGGTGTATTATCCATGTAGTTCTTTTAAGTTATCTAATTTTCTGTTTACTGCTTTTATCACATGCTCCTCAATAGATCCTTCGGATATTAAAACTTTTTGTACGGCATCTGACTTCGCCCCGTTTCTATGAATACGTCCTAATGTCTGGGCATATTCTTTAGCAGAGTATGATGGACATATCAAACTAACTCGTGGTCTTTTACCTAAAGTGTCGTGTAAAGAAAGACCCGTACCTCCTGCTGCTATGTTAACTACAAGAATGTGGTTTTTGTCTTCTTGGAATTCATCAACATTGGATTGTCTTTCTTGCACAGACTGACCTCCTTGTATTGTTTTGCACGAAAGTTTTTTAGCTAGTAGGTCTACCGTGTCTTTGAAGTTAACAAATATAACTACGGAGTTTCCCTGATCCTTCAAATCTTTAGCCATGTTTACGAGGTCGGGTATTTTACATAGTTCAGTTAACTGACGGGCTCGTAGTATTTTTACAAGGATTATTTCACTGTCATCGCTGTTGATTGTACCATCTATGTAGTTCTCTACTACATCAGGTGTTAGCTCAAACTCATCGTAGATAGCTTGAATAGATTCTTTTTCCGCAAACTCTGTATATTCAATAAACACTCTGTTGTTTTTAAAACTGTCAGGAAAATCTTGTACTGTTAGTTTGCTACCTACAACTCCATAGATCTTTTCTTTAATACTTTGCAGAGAAGCTTTCTTAGATAACCTCCATTGTTTCCACTGGTCTTGCACACAACCATTCTTCTTCATCCAACTATACCAACTAAACTTTACTCCCTCTGTTTTGTTTAAGTTATGTAACCCCAACATATAACCTAAAGATCTCATTTCAGTTGGGTCTTCACAGGATGTAGCAGACATTCCATGAACTGAAAAACCTTGTTGAACTAAGCTAATAACAAGTTGTGCATTTTGTGTGAACGCCCCTTTGCATTTATGTATCTCGTCAATAAGAACTAATGTGTTAGGAGGCATGTTCCATGTCATTATCTTCTTACCTTTTTTATGTAAGTAAGGAGGTTTACCTCTACGAATAGCTTCATAGTTATAAACGAATAGTGGAGTTATCCCCACTTCTTTTAGCTCTCTTTCCCACGAAGGTATAACTGACTTAGGGCAAATAACAGCAATAGGTACACTAAGTCTTTTAGCTAAGTGAGCAGATACAACAGTTTTACCTGTACCTACTTCACTGGTATCAATCGTATTAATTTGTTGGGACTGTTTATCTACAAAAAAAGAACAAGCCTCTTCTTGTTTGGGGAACAAAGTTTTCATAGAGAGGATCTCTTAATAATCCTTTTAGGTAATTATGTCTAGAAAAAATTAAACTTAAATACGACCGTCTAATAATTTATACCCTTTTCGTATGAATTGAGCTATTAAAAAAGCATCCACCATACCGTCATGTGCTATAGAACACCGTTTATTTTTTAACCAACACTCATCAGGAGCTAGTAGATTAGCTACACCTAATGCAGCTTTCTTTGTATTATAGGGGGCTCTTAAATGGCCTAACATTGAATGTTGCCAGTTGTGTACTTTTACTCGTCTAAGATTCCACTGTTTAGTTTCGGCTAACCCTAATAGTTTACCAAAAGAAATACCCATAGACCTAACAGCTTGAGAAGATTTAGCGTGGTGCAAAGGTTCTTCGACTGCAAATATAAATCGAGAGTCTAAACTGAGTACCCATTGATATACTTTGTAAATATCTACTTCTTTCTTTTTACCTCTAACTAAAGTAGGCATAACAGTTTTTGCAATCACTCCACCTGTATAACGAGAGATAGCTACTAGCCCGCCATTAAGTCCGTTATCAACTCCAACGATTACGTCTTCTTCATCAATATCCATCTAAACATCTTTTAGTAATTAGAAGACCGTCCCCTTCCATAGGTAAAAAACAATCTATGTTTTTTTGTAGTAGTTGAAGAAAACCGACTTCTCTTGCTGTTGCAGGTATAACTAAATAATATTCTCCTGCTATTAAGTCACAACAAAAAGTAAAGTCAGAGGGAGGTAGGTCCTCTCTTTTAACAATCCAAGGATTTGAAACAACTTTTTTATTATGAAAAAGAGGTATTGGTTTTATATGTCGTCCAGCCAACATGGGGTTGCTTCTTCAAAATTGTTTTGTAAATATTCAAACTCAAACTTTTCAATGGCTTGTTTCTCCGTTAACTCATAGTTCTTTTGCAAAAGCTCAAGTGTTATAGTTTTACTATAACATGCTATAGGAGGTCTGCCATACTGCTCTACAGTACCAATGAAAGCGTCCTCCAGTCCTGCATACAATAACAAAACAGATTCAGCATCTTCTTCGATCTCAAACTCATTCGGCTTCTTCGGCATCTATTATATCTTCGTCTTTTATTTTTATTGACCCATTGCCCCTATCGGCTTTGGTGTTATGTAAAATGCTAATGTCTATTTGTACTTTACCTGCTCCTCCTGCATTCTTTGCATTTAAACCTAAGTTCCTTCTTATCAACTGATCTAGTTCTGATAGTTCGCGAACTGTCTTAGGTCCTCTTAGATTTTTTACAGAATCTCTTAACAGTTTAATACCCGCAGCAGCTATATAAGATTGATATTTTTCAGCAGGGCTACTTTGAGATTCAGCGATTTCCATCATAGCTTCGTCTTCAGCTTTCCTTGCGTCATGTTTAGCAATCTTTATTGCATCATCGGTTTTTTTTTCTAGCTCTTTATCTAAAACGGCTTGAACAACATCGAGTTTCTTTGGTTCTTTAGGTTCTTCTTTAGCTTTGATCCCCTTTTTACGTAACCACCGCCTAAGCGTAGACGGATGTATATCCAACTCTTTACATATATTTACGTGCTTATATCCAGCACTTATCATTTCGAGAGCTCGTTCTAGTAAAATATCTTTTTTAGACTTTTTTGACAAAGTAATTAACATTACCTTTATAACTACTAAATTTCAAGTGTGACTAAAAAGAACTTTAAATTCGAACCACGGATAAATAGCAAACAAAAAATGGATGTTGGTGGTTTTATTTTACCTCCTACAAACACTTTAACAGCTTTATTGTATGGGTTTCACCACCACACAGATCATGACGCTAGGGAATATTATTTTTGGAGATTGTGTGATGAGTTGTTTAATAACCCTGATTTAGTAGCTGAACCCTTGATGGTTAGACATCCGTGGGCAGAAGAAATGATCAGGGCTGTTATTGAAAACAAGTATGTTGCTATAGGAGGAGCAGCCTCTTCAGGTAAATCACATACACTTGCTGCGTGGGGAGTTATAAGTTGGTTAGCTCAACCCCAAGATACTCTGATTCTTTTAACATCAACCACGCTTCGTGAAGCAAGGAAAAGGATTTGGGGATCAGTGATCAGTTTGTTATTACCTCTTGAGGGTTTAGCACCTATAAGAATTAGAGACAGTATAGGTAACGCTTGTTACGTTACGCCATCAGGTAATCTTGTAGAGAAAGCGGGATTATCTTTGATAGCGTCAGAAAGAAGCAGAACTAAAGATGCTATAGGTAAACTTATTGGTATTAAACAAAAGAAAGTCATACTGATTGGAGATGAGCTATCTGAATTAAGTGAAAGTATCTTGCAAGCTTCGCTATCAAACTTATCTAAGAACCCTTCTTTTTCTCTAGTCGCTCTTAGTAACCCATCATCTCGATTCGATGCCTTCGGAGTTTTCTCAGAACCTAAAGGTGGATGGGATTCAGTAGATACAAACTCTGCTGACACATGGGAAACAAAGTGGGGTGGTACTTATATTAGATTCGATGCAGAGAGATCTCCTAATGTTTTAGCTGACGAAGTACTATACCCTTGGTTACCAACAACGGAAAAACTAAACGAAGATAAAGCCTTATTAGGCCCTACTAGTAGAGGTTATATGCGGATGGTACGTGCTGTTTTCTTCGATAGCGATGAAGCAGAAGGTGTATATACTGAAGCAGAACTAGCAAGCTCAGGGTCCATGAGGCAGGTACAATGGAAAGGCAGCCCTGTAAATATATGTGGATTTGACCCCGCGTTTACTAATTCAGGTGACCGCTGTATGCTAGTATTTGGCAAGGTTGGCTATGATACGTCAGGCCAATATGTATGTGAATTAGGAGAATCCGTCCAAATCAATGACGATGCCACCAACAAGAGTACCCCAAGGAGTTATCAGGTTGTTCAGCAGGTTCGTCGGGAATGTGAGAAGCGGGGAGTTCTTCCTCTTGATCTTGGAGTAGACGCGACAGGTGCTGGAGCTCCTCTATGTGACTTGCTGGCAGGAGAGTGGAGTGATGATATTCTTCGGGTGTCATTTGGAGGGAAGGCTACGGATAAAAAAGTCAGTGCTAATAGTAAAAAAGCAGCACATGAATTATATACTAATAGGGTAACCGAACTTTGGTTTGTTGGAAAGGAATTAATAAGGACTAAACAACTGTTCGGTGTATCAACAGACCTAGCTCAAGAAATAACAGGGAGAAAATATGACATGATCAAAGGATCGAGTCTTAGGATGAAGATGGAATCTAAAGTAGAATTTAAATCTAGGTTCGGCAAAAGCCCTGACTTAGCTGACGCAGCTTTCTTATGTCTAGATGTCGCTCGCCAAAGACACGGTTTAGTAGCGGTCGAACCTCCTTCGGCTTCTCCATCAGGAAAGTCCAGACCTCACAAATCGATGAAGAGACTTACGGGCATCCTTTCTAATAATCCTTTGTAAAAGTAAACTGAAAAGTTTCTCAGAACTGTAATTAAGTTTATTCTAAATTAATAGAATAAACTTAATTAGGTATATAGAAGAATAATATATGTAGGGTTTAGCGTGTTGCCTTTATGAAAAAAGAGTTTAAATTTAGTTTATGGCCGACGCACTCGATAATTTAGCCTTAAACTATACAAAAACATTAGTACGTATTCCCCCCAACCCCGCTCGCGGAGGAAAGGGAAAGAAAGCAGAAGATCTTAGGCGACAATTAGCTCCTGTTATTTCTAAGTATCTTAGAGGAAATGAATTAACTTCTGAAGAGCAAGCTGTTTTTAATAGGACTAGTCTTAAAGGAAAAAGTCCCGTTCAAGTTTTTAGGGAAGCTGGCTACACCGTTAGGAACACTCAGGATTTACTTAAAGCTCAAGACGTTTTTCGGGCTGCTATGAAAGAAAAAAAGCCTGTAACCGAAGAACAAACAGATAATATTCCTAATGTCTCAAGATCTTCTAATCAACCCGCAGAACCTACAGGATCAACAGGCCCACAAGGAACAGCAGGAGCAGGTTCTGGCTCACGGGGAAGAAGCTCACCTCCCGCTGGAACTTATACCGCTTTAGACTCATCGGGTAATTTGGTTAGCACTTTTCCTAAACTTGCGTTTAATGATAAAGGTCAACTGGTTTCTACAAAACCTTTAATGGTAGGATCGATGGAGGCGCGTCCTGCAACTTCAAGATCCGATTCTAGATCCGATTCTAGAAAGTCTGCTTTAGATAGAGCCCGTGACATTTTGAAAAGAGATACTTATCAGTTAGGAGATAGTAGTATTCTTAGTGCTGCTTTAGAAATGAGGAAACCAACTCCTTTTAAACTAAGAACTGAAGAACAAGTAGCTGCTAGGAATTTAGTCGTTCGTGATAGAATGGCTAGAGAACAAGGAAAAACATACAACCCTAAAGCCACTGCTTTAGATAAAGCTAAGTCCAGAATGAGGGATCTAGCTACCTCACAGGAAGGGGCTAAACAATTTTTTGCCGATACGGGTGTGTCCCCAAGACAAGCTCGTGCTTTATCTGGTGAGCGTATGCCTGAGAGACGGAGAACTTATGAATCTCCAAGAAACCCTAATGTTGTAAGAACAGAAACTCCTTCTGAAAAATATGAAGGAAGGACTAATGTTAGCTATAGATCATTTTCTCCTGATGAGGTAAATGAATTAGAAAAAAGAAGAAGAAGAAATAGGTAATGGTTCGATTTTCCCGTGATCGTGTTTCCAATAAACTTAAACGTGCGTCTCGTCGTTTAAGGAGGAAAGGATATACAAGTCAGGCTGGTCAAATGGCTATGGCTGCTGAACAGGCTCGTCTTAATGAGCCTACTATATACAGACCAGAGCACCGCATCATGGAGAATGAAGCGTCTAACTTGATCGCTGAATCTCAAAAGCTTGCAGCTCAACCCGACTTTGATTATCAAAGAGATATAGCACCTATGCGTGGGCAGTTCTTTAGTGATCTTGCTAATTCAGGTATGACTCCTTCAGAACAAGAAGGGTTTAGAAGAAGATTTGAACCGCAGTTTGAAGCGTTTGACAAAGGGCAAGCAGCTTTCTTAGGTGTGGTAGACGCTCAACGTAAGATGCGTGAAGAACGTAAAGCCGCTAACCTTGCTCCTATTGTTGCTCAACGCTTAAAGCCTTTACTTGAAACTGGAGTGTCTCAGGAACAAAGAACTAAAGGGATGTTAGATATACTTACTGATAATCCTACAGCTCTTAACAATCCTGCAACTGCTAACTTGATTGGTTTATTTGATAAGACCACCTCTGCTACAGGAACAAGTCGAACAGCTCCGCGATCTATAGCATTAAAGCTTGCCGAGATAGGAGACGAAGCAGGGATACAAGGCATATCAGCTTTATCACAAAATGAAATAGATAGCTATAGCGCACTTGCTAGAGGTTTATCTAAACAAAGGCAGACAGTTAGAGGTCAAAAGTCTCAGGAAGCCATGTTAGGCTTTTTAGAAAAACACGCTAACACTGCTACAAAATGGGTAACAGGACAGGACGAACTGACGACGGAAGATTTAATTTTATTAGGCGCATTGGGTATAGACCCAGAGCAAGCAAAAGGCGCAAAGGGAAATACTGATGAGTTTAAAAAGAAATACATCAGAAATATTATACTTAACAGTCTTGGTCTTTCTAGTACATCACAACTAACCTCCAAAGATAAAGGAACCGTAGAGTTACGAAGAATACTTGAAACTGGAGATCTTGACACATTAGCTCAAGAACTAAACGATATGGTGGTTATGCAAACACGACAATTTTTATCCAATCAAGGAGCTTCTCCTTTAGGGACCGCACAAGCTAAAACAGAACAAAGATCTATTTTTTAAAATCTAATAACACAACATAACCTTATTTACTGCTATGTCAGAAATACCGCCTTCTTCTAAGGGTTTAGGATCCCTTGCAACGCTATTACAAAACCCACAGGAGGCCGATAATGTTACGCCTCCTTTAGACTTTGATACATGGGACGCTCAAATTGGATCAGGAATACCAGATCGTGAACAAAAGTGGAGGAGCTATGCGAACTACCATCGTATGCATTGGTTCGATCAAGGTACTTTAAGTGAAGCTGTTGAAGGTAATATCAATGCCTCTTTAAAAAGACACTTACTAGAAGAAGGATTTATTGATGAAGAGACCCCGAACTCTGAGATATTTAAACCTAATCCTGTATCTTTAGACAAGCATACTAATCTTGTTACTAGAGCTTTTGGAGAAAACGTCGCGAGTGTTTGGAAGCAGGGCAAAGAAAACGGTGAGAGTGAAGAGGTCCTTAACAAAACTTTAAATGATGCTAAGTCATTTCTTGTTGATGTAGGAGAACTTCCTTTTGCTTCTTTAAGTAATCTTGATGGAAGCAGACAAATTATTGGAGGGACTTCAGTAATGAATCCTGTTTCAGCTTTTGAAAATGCTGTTCGCGATGGAGCTGTTTCTTATGAAGATGCTATTCTCGTTCAGTCAGGAATACAGCAAGGAAGTGATATCGGAGCTAACAGATTTAAAGATCAGAGGAGAAGCCGATTATTAAATGAAGTACAGAACTTACTTTCGGATGAGTTGGGTAATGACCAAGCTAGAGAAAACTTCGATGCTTTATCTAATCTACTTATTAGAGAAGATCAGGGTATGTCCGCTAAAGAAGAATTACATGGTGGAATGTATGTCAAAAGGGACAGGAACTTCTTAAACAAAGTACTACGTCAACAGTTAGCAGAGCAATACTCTAAAGACAAAGATGTTAATTTAAATCTTGCTTCTAAAAGATTTTCTGATGAAGAGATTAAGTCTGTTATAGAAGAACAAGCTGCTCTTAGGGCTAACCTTTCTGGAGAGTTTGAATACTTTTCTGAAGAAGCAGACCTAACTAGAAATATCCGTGTGTACGGTTCGACAGCAGTAGCGCATCCACAACTTATGTTACAGCCTACTCGTTTTGAAGAGGCTCTGGAAAAAGATACAAGGCTAACTGATAAGCAAAAAGATTCATTACGAAACCAAAGAGATTTTTATAAGAGACAAAGGTATGAGTCTGTTAATAACATATTAAAAGAAACTAAAGCTACTTCTGAAAGATGGATATCTGCGTCTGCTCAGGGAGCTCAAGCAGGAGAAGACCCTGTAGAGACTCTTGATAAATTTTTATCTAATCAAGATAATTACGATGCTTTAAAAAATCAGTCTACTTCAATACTGGCCTCTATAGGAGATTCGTTTACTTCTTTATACAATATACCCGCTGCTCTTTTATTTAAGAGCGAAGATGCTGCTAGAAGATTAGGAGAAGCCGCTCAAGCTGAATCAAGGCGTAGAGAAGTCGCTAAGTTATTCAATCAGGAATACGGCTTAGGTATGGATGTTATGACTATGGTTGCTCCAGTACTGGTAGATATAGGAGCGACTGCTGCTCTAAGTATGACTACAATGGGTGCAGGTGGTGCAGCTTACATTGGACTAAAGACAGGTACTACTCTTACAACTAAAGGGTTTGCTAAAGGCATGCTTGGAGGAGTGTTAAGAACAGCTAGCAAAAAAGATTTTTTAGAAAAGACTGTTGATGCAGGTCTTGGATATTCAAGGGTATTGGACCCTAGAGAAGTTGCAGTAAGGGAACTAGCCGAGAAGAATTTAAAAGAAAAGCTCATCAGAAGCACGAGCGAGAAAAATGCTATCGAAGCAATAAACGTCTACAACCAGATGCTTGATAACAAACTTCTCATGAGTTCAAAAACTTTTGGGTCTCTGTTTGTAACATCAGCTAACAGAAGTGCAGGTGGAATGTTTACCACCATATACAATTCAATGCCTGAAGATATGTCTCATGATGAGAAGTATGACGCAGCGATTGGATCTGCTTTGTTAGCAGGAACTGTCACAGGTTTGATTACGACTGCTTTTATGAAGTTAGGTCGTGGTGGTTTGGAAGAAGCTTTCCTTGATGGAATGACTTTCAGGCAGATGAAAGGGGTTATGGATAGACAACTTGGTGTAAAGTTAGGGGATAATATATCCAACGAAGTTGCTGAGGAATTCTTAAAAAAGAAAATGAGAAGAGCTTTAGGGAACTCTCCTATCATTGAAGGTACTTTAAGTGAGGCTATTGAAGAAGGTATTGATGAACTCGCACAAACTTTCATAAGGGATGCTGCTCTTAATGAAGACACTCCGTTAAAAGAAATAGCTGCTGGCGTAGGACACTCTATGCTATTAGGTGGAATATTTGGTGGAGGTGCTACAGGAGCAAGAGGGTTATATAATAAACTTGGAGGACCCACTGGCGATGAAGCAAGATACAGGGCTCAGGTTGCAGATGAAATTATAGAAAGACTTAAAGAGGAAGGAGCTCCCGCTACAGCAGACGAACTTGAAATACAAGAGACTCGACGGTTATTAACAGCTCCACAAAGGGAGGTAGGAGAAAGAAGGAGAAGAAGGCCAGAAGAAACTCCAGAATTAGAGCAAGAGGATGAAGTAGTTGAAACTGACAAATTATTTGAAGTTGCAGTAGCAGGAAGGGAACCAGTAAGGGTAAGGGCTGCAAACGCGCAAGAAGCAAAAAGACTTGTTATCAAAGCCGAAGAAATCAGTGGCGATCCGAGAAGGGTTTTTGAAGCTAAAGAAATTCAAGAAATAGAAGATGAAGTAGTTGAGACCACAGAAGACGAAGAAGAAGGAGCATCACCAAAAGATCAGACTGAGTTTGATTTCACTACTGGTTTAAGTCCAGAACAATTTCAGTTTCAGTTTGATGCTTCTGTTGAAGGAACAGATCCTAACAGGAGAGTAGAAGAAGAACAGTTGGAGATAGATTTAGATTTAACCTCTCGACCTGTCACTACAACAAATCTTCTTGGGGAAACAGAAATTTTACAAGAAGGCGATCCCGTACAAACAGAATTTTCTACAGAAGATTTTGTTAATTTACTAGATGAAAACATTTCCCCTGAAACTGTTTCCGAAGCTTTGACCGAACAGCTTGAAGATCGGGCTGATACTTTAGACAAACCAAGTTCAGGAGTTGCTAACGAAGCAACAAAACAAAAAGTTAAAACCAAAAAGATAAACCCTGAAGAAAGAAAATTACAGCAACTTATCTCTCGTCTAAATGAAAGCACTAGCATTATTAAAGGGCAGGAGTATGTGTTCCCTACTGCTGATATACCTATTGCTAAAGAAGAATTTATTGATGACCACCTTACGGCTACTGAGGTAAAAGCTTTTGAAGACTTAATACGTAAAGGAGTCCCTGTTGATCTTACTCAAGACCGCGCTATTCATGGTATGCCTGACAGGTCAATGTTCCCTAAAGGATATTATGAAAATAAATCTCAACTTTTAAATGAGTTAATACAACTTCGTTATCCTAAACGCTCTAGCTTTTTGCCTCAAGATGTTAAGAACCCTGTAAAGGATAATGGCAAAGTTATTGGATACTTAGATAGTGATGGAAACGCACTGTTTGAGAATGATCCTGTGAAGGCAGCAAAGCTTTTATTGATGGGTTATTCTATTAAAGCCCCCATATCAAAAGCGGGATTAAACCCTGCTTTCATTTATAAAGAAGGCAGTGATTTGATTGAGGGAGTCGTAATTGATGGAGGTTTTTCAGGTAACAAACGAGTAAACAAAAACTCAATCAACGAAGTATTTCCTTCAGTTGCAGATAACTTATCTAGCAATACTGAAGTACTAAATATTTTTTCAAATAATGAAAGAGGAGTTGTTGTAGGTACTAGACCATTAGGAGAGGGAACCGAACTAAGATCTAACTTCAGGAAAAAAGGAACAGCTCAATCCAAAGAACAGCCTATAAGTGAAGTACGCCAACAGATTACAGATTTTTTCAAAGCTGTTCGTGAAAATCCTGAAGGTAAAGTTGAAGCTTTAAACTTACTTAAATCACCTAAAGCTCAAGATGTACTTGAGTCTGACTTTTCAGAGCAAGCTATTATAGCTCTTGAGCAAGAGTTTAATATGGTTACAGTTCTCCACGAATTGAACACAACCTTACGTGAAACAGAGGGGGCGGTTGAAATTAATGAAGACACTGGTGTATCTACGCCAACTAAAAAGGGTATTGAGGTTTTCAAGAGTAGGTTAGCTTCATCTGATCCTGATGCTGTTGAGCAAGCAGCTTCTGTTTTAAAAATAAACTTAGCTACTTCAGAAACTAAGTCAGACAAAGTAATATTAGAATTCCTTTCAGACTATGTACTTAATGATCCTTTACTTCAAAAAGATTCTATTAGTTTCCGTGAAGTAGGTCTCCGAGTATTCAATAGATTTAATTCTTTCCAAACAAACTACAAGGACGCTGAAGGAAAGTTCTATCCTAAAGATACACAAACACGTAGGCACGTACGATTGGTAGACCCTTCAGTAGCAGCAACTTTCGATCCTTCTGCGGTCAACTTCATGAACGATTTGGTTCTTGATGCTGCTTCTGTTCTTGAAGAAGATCAGTCTTTAAGGGATTCAGTCAATGCTTATCTCGATTTAACTACTGCCTTAGATGACGTAGACGGAAGACCTGACTGGCGGACTGGTGTAATGTCAGGTAATGAAGTCTTAGGTTTACTAATTGATCAGGGAGCTACGCTTAGGTCATTAGACCCAAGCAGTGAACATGGTAAAGCCTTCTTAGCTTTATATAAAAAATCTTTAAGGGGCAAAGATAGTCGTCCTTTACATACTCTACTTAGACTTATTAGTGGTACTACCGATTCGGTCAGTAAGGAAGGGGATATAACTAAAGACTTAGCTTTAGTTGAAGATGTGCGAGCAAGAGTTGAAGCAACTTTAGGGCAGTCATTCAGTACTCCAAAAACAATCGCTGTTATTAATGCGATAAGAAAAAGTTCTGCCGAAGCGCATACTACAACTCACTATGCTTTCGGAGAACAAGCAACTCCTGATGTACCTACCGCAACAGAAAGTGTTTCGGATATAACAAGTCGGACAATCGATGACCTCCGCAAGTTGCAGAATGTAGGAAAAAGCGTTGGTTCAGTTGAACAAGGTGTCGAAGAGGTATGGCCTCCAAGGTCTACAAGTGATCCTGATATTCTTAGAACAGAACTTACTCCTGCAAACCAGAAAAGACTTGATAACCAAGAAGTAGATAAGGGCGATGCAGACAAACCGCTAGAGGTAGAGTCCGACAATACACTTACGCTAGATGAATCAAATATTTTAACGAGACTAATAAACCGTTTAGGGGCTCTTGTCAGACGTAACGGACTTACATTGACTGTTACAAACGAGGCGGGAGGTCTTGCTGCGGCTCGTGCTAGAACTAATGATATTTTTGTTAACCAAAATGCAGTAGCAAACCTAATTAAACAAGGCAAATCAGAATCTGTAATTCGTCGGATACTTAATTCTATTATAGGTGAAGAGATAGCTCACGTTGCTTCTTACAGATCTATATCTCAAAAACAATTAAACAATCTAATCGATCAAACTACAGACGCAGAGTTCGAATCTATTGTTGATGAGTACACTCCAGATAACCCTGTACGAAACGAACAACTTAAAGCAGCTTTAAATTCTGAGAACGAAGCTACTGTTCAGCAAACTAAAGAAATTCTTATTGAAGAGAAGCTTCGTATGTACGCTCAGGAGAGAATGACGGGGACTACTTCGGAGGCAAACTATCTGTTCTGGACAGGAGATCCTTCTAAACTTCAGATAGCTCTTGAGTACTTGAGAAGAATGGTCTCGCGACTACTTAACCTTAAAAAGAAAGGAAACACTACTCCTGAAATGGACATGGCGGTTTCTAATTTGGTCGAGGAAATAAATGTTTTGATTGGAATGGAGCGATTTGGTGCGGGTAACTTTGCATTTAACCCGAACGCCCCTGACGATTATATAGCAGGGATACAAAGCACAACTTTAGGTGAGATATTCCCCGAAGAGTCTAACGCTACGGACAGCCCTCTATATGAATTAGGTTTTAATGATGACCTACGTATAGGAACAGCCAGATTAGGCACTAAAGTTAAGCCCAGAACTACAAGCGCGGAGAGTAATATAGGAGGAGACTTAGGAGTTAACGATCCTGAACCTGAAAAAGCAGTCGCGTCCCTTCGTAAAACGATAGGGAATCAGATTAATAAGATCGCTCAGGCGAATGAAGCGGATACTCCTACGAGTAGATACGTTCTCCCTAAAGAGTTCATGGAAGAATCCGATCCAATAAGAAGAGCTGAAATACTTAGGGATTGGTCTTCGGATAATTTAAAAGCTTTATACAATGTAGTTCCTCCTGAAGTTAGAGAACGCTCTAAGCGGTGGTATCAGGGAGCTAACAGAGTCGCTAATTCATTAAGTAAAAAATATAATATTACACCTCAACAAGTTGCGGGTGTAATGGCTGCACTAAGTCCTCAAAAAGATTGGTTCCTTAACTTAGCTCAAGCAGAGCAGGTTATAGAGGTGTGGAGTAATTACCAAAACTATAGAATGGACTCAGCGTCTTTTCTAGGAACCCTTGAAGAGACCATAGCGAAAGCAACAGCTCCTAAACGCCAGTTACAAGGTAAACCTAAGAAGGTAAAAGATCAGTTAAATGCCAGAGCAAGAGCTGAGAGAGCTAAAGATCTTAATAAACTTAAAGGTAAACGGTTTAAAGATCTAACAGACCCCGAACAAAGAGGTTGGGCAGCTCGATTGATAGCTGAAACTTTATTTGGTAAAGGAGTTTCTAATGTAGATCCTGAAGGAGATCCTAATTCTCCTTACATGAATGTTGATGGTGATATAAAAACAAATGCGTGGGGTAGTTCTGACGAAACGGCTAAAGCTTTATCAATGCTTGATGATGGATCACTTGAAAACATTAGTGAGTCATTAGGGAACTACCATAAAGTTAGAAACTTTTATAATAATATAGTTAGCCCGAATAGTTTAAAGGGAGATGTAACCATAGACACACACGCTGTTGCTGCTGCGTTCCTGATGCCTTATTCTACGAAAGCTATTGCTGTTAAACATAACTTCGGGGAGGGCTCCAGTCAGAATAGTGTCTATGGTATGCAAGGGACATACCATATTTATGTTGATGCTTACAGGAAAGCAGCTAAAGAGCTAGGAATTAGCCCTTATCAGCTACAGTCTATAACATGGGAAGCTATTAGAGCGATGTACCCTAAGAATGTAAGATCCGACTTGAATTATGTAGAATCTCGTGAGAATATATGGAAACAAAATGAACCTGAGCAAGCAAGAAATAAAATCCTTGGACAAGGAATTCCCAGACCTTTATGGCTTGGAACCCCAGACAGTGGACTCGTTGAAAGAGGCGAGGCCCAAGTTGGAACGGGAGCACAAAAGAGATCTATTGCTAGAAGAGGTTTATTCTTTGCTGGGCGGAGAGCTACTTCAAGACTAAGCGATTACGGTTCTCCTGAATTTGAGGACACTGGAGTCCTTAGATCAGAATTAGGAGCTGATAACAAGCAGTACCGTAAGCTCATCTTAACAGGTGACTCAGGTAACAACAATCTTGAGGATTTACTTAACGATTCACTGGAAGAGCGTATTGCACGAGGCAACTTTTATGATGAGGTTATAGTAGACGAAGAGACCAACCGCAAAGTTAAATCACTTATTGTAGATGATTGGATCACTGAGAATGGTCAAACCATAGCAGAATTAAACTCTTTAGTAAAAAAGGCAGCAGAGGCTAAAGGATATGATACGGACATAGTATATTATCACGGAAGCCCCGTGTATAATATAGATACGCCACAATCTAGGCACAATTCTATAGCGGCTTTTGTTAGCGAAGACAGAGTCGATGCCCAACAAATAGCTGCTATAGCTCAACAAGAATCCGCAGAAGATATAATTGTACATCGTTGGTATCTTAAAAGAGACTTAAAACTTTTTGATCATGAAAATAATTCCGAAGTAGATGAAGTTATAAATAAACTAAAACAAGAGGACGAAGTTAAAGCCGCTATTAAAAGAGGCGAGTTTAATGAGTCCATGCTAAGGAGTAAGATCAAGCAGGGCGTTTATAGTGTGTTCACTCATTATGATGTAACTAACATGGAGTACATCTCTGAGTACAATATCCTTAACCTAGCTGAGTACCTTAGAAAGTTTGGTTACGGAGGTTATTATGAAAGAGAAACTTTACCTGATCAGGAAGTCGCTCCACAATACAGTAGAAGTATCGCTGTATTCGAAGCGAACGATATAAAGTCTGCCGAATCAATTACTTTTAAACAGTCCCTAAACCCTAAAGAGGATAGGGAAGATGGAAGTCTTCGTTATGAAACACAAGTCGTTCCGCTTGACCTTCGTTTTGACGAAGGAAGAACAGAGTTAATGTTCACAAGTTTGGGAATAACTGGAGCTCCGATAGAGGCAGGACCAGAGACAGACAGGGTTCTTGATACATCAGCTAAGGATGCATCGATCAGGGCTCAGGGTAAACTCGACGATATGGGTTTATCTAGATCATTCCTTGATGAGGTTCCAGAGTTCGAAGCTAATTATGACGCTCTTAAAGCTATCCTCTCAGATACTAGAGATCAAATAGGTGATACTTCGAGAGAAGAAATGCCTATCGTTCAGCCTCAACAAGTAGAGGAGTTCGGTACATTCTTGAGTGAAAGTTTAGAAAGACCAGTAAGCGTTGAGCAAAAGGAAGTTCCTGTAGCAGATATGAAACCATATCAGACTGAATTGTTTTTTCCTAAAACAGTTTGGTACGCTATGCAAAAGCACTTCAATATGCAGGAAGCTACCGATAAAGTTCTCCAAGAACCGTTTTCAATAATGAGTTCTGATGGATTTATTCTTGATGGCAATCATAGATACGGTCAGATCATGCTAACCAGACCAGATGCTTCTGTTACTGCGAATGTAGTTGATCTTACTATAGCCGAGTTAATCCCTCTCGCTCAGACGTTCTCTGATATGAAGGGCAACAATCGCAAGATTGATAGAGGAGGGCAGGAACTAAGACTAGCTGACATAGGTCCTTTTGATATTGATGCTCTTAACCTTAACAAAGGAGTTACAAAAGGTAAGGTTTTTAAGACAGGCATTTATATGTTTAAGTCGGACACACTTACTGAATTAGCTAAACAAGAACAAGAGAACTTTAATTTTGGATCTAATAACTTCGTTCCTTTAGCAGAAGGAGACATACACATCACATTGCTGAATCAAGCTTTTGTTCAAGGCAGAGAAGCGCAAGGCAAAACTGATATATTAGGCGAAGCTTTCCGTCGTTTAGGGGAGAGTACTACAGCAGTACTTCCTAACCTCACGTTCCACGCTCCCGAAATTGTATCACAAATACAACCAGACGGTACGCTTAGGCAGTCATTAGTACGAAGAGTTGTCGAACAAGAAGTCTTAAATAATTTTGTAGAAAAGTATATACTAGGAGAACCTTCTCCTGATAAGCAAAGGATATACCACATCACTTTAGGTAACTTAACGGGCAACCCAAGAGATTCAGTTGCGTACCCTAATCCATCTAACTCAGTTGTCGTAGGATCTAAAGAACATTTCAATAGGTCATTGAAAGATGCTGACTATAGTGTCCCACAAACTAAAAAGCTGATCGAGGCCGAGGCAATTCGAAACAATCATTTAGTTGAAGGTGATCTTGTCAGAGTATTTAACGGTGCTGAAAGCGAAGGTGTTAAGTCTGTTGGAGATTACAATAGGAAGAATATCGGAGGAGGCTTTGGTTTTTATTTTAAAACTGAAGATTCTAAGTTAGCTGAGATTGACAAAGGTAAAGAAGGACAAATGTATGATGTCTTTCTGAAGGCTAATAAAGTTTTTACAACTCCGAGAAGGGCTATGGAAGGCATAGGTAACAATGAAGTTTTCTTCAACGAGTTAGTTAAAGGTTTAAGGGCTAAATATAAGTTAACAAACGAAGAAGCTAACTTACTTAGGGTTAACGAGACTCCTGTAATGTATTTAGCACAAGCACAAATGTTTGGTATGGTGGTAAACCAGTTAGCTAACGTAAACCCTAAGTTTCAAAAAATTAAAGAAGACATAGAGGCTGTAGGAGAAGAAGGAGTTACTAAATTAGTTTCACAATTAAGTGGGTACGATGCGATTCATTACGAGGGCTCTGGTACTTGGGTCGTATTTGATCCTTCTCAAATTAGGATAGCAGAAACAACTCGTGAGGATCTTATAGATATGACAACCTTACGGAGTGAACTCGGTGGTAATCAGTTCGAGACGTTAGAAGATGGTAGGCTTGTTGGATATAGAGTATCTCGGCTTGTAGATGGCAGAGCTGTTTCTGGTGCAGATTCTAGACAGTCCACTCCCCTCGAAGGCCCTATAAAGATGACTAATGGTTTCTTTATCTCTAATCGAAAAGATTATGTGTTGAAATATTATGCAGGTAACGATGTTAATGTTGTTCAAAAAATTGCCTTCGACAAAAAAGATATTCTTAGTGGTAACCTCACAGACAGACAGCCTGAGTTAAGGGTAGCAGCGGGTGAATCTTTAGAGTCTGAGACATTAACAGAAGAACAGGTTGAGGAGCTACTGTACTCTGAACTCGGTGCTACTGATAGAGAGTACTTAAAGTTAGCTGAGAACCCTCAAAGAAATCAAAAAGAACTACAGGCTATGGTAGACAAAGCTGCAAAAGAAGCAGGATTTATTACCAAGCCTAGATATCACGCGGGTCCAGAGGAGATAGATATATTCCAAGCCGATAAAACTTTAGGGGAGATGGGAGCTTTCTTTTTCGCGGACAACGAAAGAGCAGCCGTTGGTTATCACAACTGGAGTGAAGAGCAGAAGGCAGATCTCATTGATGATTACCCATTCATGGGCGAAGAGAATGAGGATGGTTTGTTTGAAGAGTACAAAAAGAAGGAGCCTAAAGTAGTTAAGGCTTATCTAAAAATGAAAAACCCTGAAGTCTACCCTGACTTTTGGAAGACCTTTGCAGAGGAAAGATTTAAACCGAATAATCAATCTGAGTTCTTTGAAGGACTACAGGCTAAAGGGCGTGATAGTATTGTTGTTGGTAAAGACGAATGGGTAAGCGGTGAAAAGGATATTACAGGTGAGCAGTATGTTATACTCAATAAACCAGAGAACATAAAGTCAGCAGACCCTGTAACTTATGATAGCACGGGTGAAGTGATACCTTTATCACAACGCTTCGATACAACTAAAGATTCTATCTTATACTCTGAACTCGGTGCTACCAACGATAGGTACATGGAGTTGGCTCAAGATCCTGAAGGAAATAAAGAAGTACTTCAGCAGTTAGTGAAGCGAGCAGCGGAAGCTACAGGGTACACTGTTGGTCCTCTGTTCCACGGAACCCCCGCTGATTTCGATGCATTCTCTTACAGTAAGATAGGATTCGGTACAGGTTTTCAATATGGAACAGGTTTTTATTTCACAAAATCACAAACAGTTGCGGAGGGATATACTCGCGTAGGTAAGTTTAGAGGAAGAATTCTTTCTGCGTATCTGAAAGTAAACAACCCACGCCCTCATGACTCCGCCCCTCTTTCGGCAGAGGAACTGAGACCCGTACTTGAAAGAGTAAACGAGTTGGAGTTTCAAGATATGCTAAAAGAAGATCCTGAAGCAAGTATCAATGATACTTTTGTAGCCAACTTTGGGAGCATAGAGGCCGCTGTTGAAATGATTTCTGATCCTGTTCAAAATGAAACAATAGCCGAACAGCTTGGAGAGATGAACGGTAGTGGTATATACGCTAAATATTATCACCAAGCTCTCAAAGAAGTTACTGGTATAGATGCTTTGACTGCTGATTTTGTAACAAACAGTGGGGAAGATGCTACCATAACAGTTGTACTCACACCCGAACAAATAAAGTTATCCGATCCTGTAACTTACGATGAGGATGGGAATATAATTCCTTTGACTGATAGGTTTGATCCGACAATGGATTCGTTCTTGTACTCTGAGCTCGGTGCTACTGATAAAACAATATCAGGGTACACTTACTCTGCGGGAGGTATCACTGTTGATAGCTTGGAGAAAATGTTAGAAGCTCCTGTTTACGAGGACGGTGTGTATGATTCAGATAAACGTAAGGATTCTTGGTGGCGTAAATTTAAAGTCGCCATGACTGGGTCTCTTGATATCCGAGTCAGGCGTATGTTCGAACAACGGGAAGCGTTCAACCGTGCTGTTCAGAATGATGTTAACCTAAGATCGATTGAGTTAAGGAAGGTACTTGATAAAGACTTTATTGATAAAGGATTTAGTATACCATACGAATTGATATCTGAAGCTACGGGGTCTTCGGAAGTCGTCTCGATACCTGATGATATCAAAGATTCAATGAAGCTGCAACACAAGTCCAGAAAAGCGGACATAATTGCAAGAGCTAAACGTAAAGAGATCACCGAAGAAGAAAAGAAAACACTTCTTGAGGATGTTACAAACAAATACAAGAACGACATCCGCAAACAAGAAGACGTTCAAAAAGAAATCATTAGAAAGAAAAAGGACGCTGCCTTAACTCAACTGGAAAAGGTATCTCCTGACTTTGTTAATGAGCTCAAAGCTATACGTGATATCGTTGACACTCTATCAATTAAACTTAAAGAACTCTACAATGTGGACGTAGATCTAAGTGCTACCATAGATAGCAACTTAGGGATATACATAACCCGATCATATAAGATGTTCAATGAAGCAGGGTGGTTGGATAAAGTTACCAAAGATCCTAACTTCGAAACCGTGAGGAATAATGCTGCTAAGTATTTTGAAGAAACCTACAAACAAGCGCGTATTAAAGCCTTCATAAAAGATGGTAAAGAAGAATCCGAAGCTACCGCACTAGCTAAGAAAGAACTTAGCGACAACAAAGACTTAGGTAGGTCAATGATGCTTTCTTTCCTTCATAGTTATAAAGATAAGGACGCAAATAACTTGATAGTAGGACCCGAAGCTGTTGAATCCTTTGCTAGTCCTCTGATAAATCAGTTGAAAAAGAAAAGAGATATTGATGAATCAATCAGGGCTCTGCTTGGAGAGGAAACTGACGAGGGTGCAGGGTTCAAGAATCTTCTACGTACTTATCTCAGCGTTGGTATGATGGCATCGAACCAAGCGTTCATGAAAAACTTATTAGAGGTTGGACGCAGAAAAGGAAACGAGTGGATACTTACAAAGGATGAACTCAAGAAAAAGAGACTAGAAAATATAGATGAGTATGGTGGAAGTAGGTACAAACAAATCAGAGCAGGAGGAACAGAAGCTTATGACCCATTCAGAAACTTTGAGGTCGAGGTCGATGGTGAACCAAAGAACGTTCAACTCTTTGCTCCCGCTGAAATGGTTGATGGCTTGATGAGTGTACTCAGTCCGCCTACTCAAGAGACTGCGAACGACGCAGAAAAAATAGCGAGTGGTTCCTTTAAGTTGATGGCTAGAATAACAGGCTTATCTCTGGGAGCTAAGACTTTAGGTAACATTGGTTTCTATGTAAGAAACGTAATATCAAACGCTTTCTACTTCGGTCCCGCGAATGGTTTCGTTGGATTCGGGAAGATGACAGACAGTTTGATGACCGAATTAAATCGAAGAGGAATACGTCAAGAAAAGTCTAATGCATACTATACAGAACTGATAGCTCTTGATGTTATCGGAAACGAGATTAGGCCCAAGCTAATTGAAGAGCTCCTCAGTGGACAGGCCTCTCCAGAAACAGTCTTAAATGATTTTGAAAAAAATCTTTCAAGGCTAGAGAACGAAGAGGGCAAGAGCATTTCTCGTAAAGGCAAAGAGTTAGCTGAGAAAGCTAATGAGAAAACATGGGGTAAGGCTAAAGAACTTTCGGCTATCGTTGATGCTTTCTACAAGATAGCTTTGTTCGAGCACGAACTTAGTTATCTCATCGATGCAAGAGAGTCTTCTCGCAAGAACGGCAAGCAAGATTTTTATGCTGCCAAAACTGATTATGAACTAAAGAGATTAGCAGCCGAGAAAGTTGTCATGACTTCTCAAACATATTCTCAAGCTCCTCCTATTATCACTGGACTTCAGGGGCATACCTTCGGAGTTATGTTCGCGCCTTTCCTTCGATTCAAAGGTGAGGTTATCAGAACATATTTCAATACGTGGAACTTAGCCATGAAGGAATCTAAAGACAGTAACCCTGTTATTAGAAAACGTGGACGAAGAAGACTAGCAGGTATTGGGTTTGTTACTGGAGTATCTTCAGTCATACTTCCCATCACTACGAGACTTCTACAAGGTGTATTCTACGATGATGACGAAGCTCTTCGTGATACGTTGCCACCGTATATGCAGAATCAATCACTCGTGTACTATACAAATCCTCTTACTAAGGAGAGAAGGAACTTCTCTTTAACTTTCATTAACCCATACTCGATGTTAACTGACCCTTCACTAAGGGCGATGGAGCATCTCGTTCACGGCAATACTTCCAAAACGGTAGAGAGTTTAGTGAAAGGTACGCTAGGTGAATTTCTTGATCAGCAAATATTCATGAGGGCTTTCTTAAACAGCACAACAAACTTCGACCCAAAGAAACAAGAGCCTATCTACGAAGAGAATGATCTGCTCCATGATAAATTTACGAAGTCTATTAAGTATGTATTGAATGAAGCTTACACTCCTCCAACTCTTACCAAACTGTTAGAGGACAGAGCGATATTCAAAGATGGGTTTGACATCACTAAGGCTCCTGAAATTATATCAAATATCATCGGACAGTTTAAACCCGCAACGACTTATCCGATTGAGTTTGATGTCAGGTTATCTCAATTTGTAGAGAAGAGGAAAGGTGAGTTCGACAGGATCAACTCAAACAAATATAAAATGTTAACTGACAGGGTAATGACCAAAGCGGATATAACTTCTTTAGCAAAAAAAGAAATAGAGGGAAGACGAAGAGTCAACGCTCACCTCATTCAGTTGTACAGATCTTTTGAAAGGCAAGGCTTACCTAGAGAGGAGATCTATAACATCAGTCTCCGAAGGGGGATGAGTAAGAGACGAGTCCAGTTGCTACTCGCCAAAGGAGTCATGGATAGACCGTCATTGCCTATGCCATTGATCGAAAGTATGGCTAGAAAAGGAGAGACCCATATCCAAAGACTCCGAGACTTCCAAGCTGAGTTGAATAAGTACCCAAGGTTCCTATCGGTAGATCCGTAAACACAAAAAAACCCCCTCCCTCTACGTGATGTAGAAGGAGGGGGACCTTAACTTAACCTAACTTAACCAATGGAACATTGACTACGCCAAGTAAGTTAAGTATACCAAGCAAAATATATTCGTCAAGTTTAGTGAGCTTGTAAAGTGTACTTCGAAACTAGTTTCTCAAAACTATTGTTTGCTTCTTTCCTGTCCTTACCTTCGTAGATAACTTCGGTAGGGTCTTCAGGAGACACTGCATATACTTTGTACTGAGGCATTGCGTCTACAGTGTGCATTAAAAAGATGCTGCTGTACGGGCCTCTGTCTGTCTTATAGAATCTCTTGATTTCCATCGTCTTTATTTTCTTTATCCAAAAAGTTTTTAATTTGTCCTAAAGCATCTGCTATCTGAGGATCATCCAAGGATTTCTTGACTTTCCTATGTGATGTCAGTGCTGTTGAGAAGTGGCGATTGAATACTTCACCCGCTTCAACGTACGTCATTCCCGATTCACGGGCCAAGTACATTCCCAAGTGTCTCCACTGGGCGAGTGTATGTGAATGTCCTTCGTTCCTCAGTTCATAAACTGAAAATCCAGAGACTTTACTGATCGCTTTCGCGATAGCTTGCGGTGATATTTTGTAAGTTAACTGCATTTATTTTTATTCTAACAGGTCGTTAATAATTTCGTCTAATATTTTTGTTTCAGGGTCCTCCTTACTGAAGATAGGTTCCCCTATTATTCCGTCAGGGAGTATTGGATAAATAACAACGGAGTCTTGTACGACCCCGTTGTCATCATCCAGTTGTGCATCCACAATGATCGGATGTCCTTGCGGAAACACTTGTCTAATAATCCTCATCTTATACAAACTCAGGACAATAGACTACGATCTCGTTATTCTTTCCCCAAACAATCTTGATAAGCGCAGGATCTTTGTGAAAAGCTAACGCTGTTTTATAGCGAGCCCACGCTTCCAAGAATTTTGGGTACGAATATTTGGACCACATCTCCAAGTCCTTCGGATGGATTAGATCATTCTCTCTAGCATTATTAAGAGCCAACTGAACGGCTAATCGTTTAGCTACGTGTTGCGCGGATTTCTCCGCTTGTGTTATGGGTTCGTACTCAGCTTCAGCTTCTTCATCATCAGCATGATCCACAAGTGAATCATCCATAGCAATCCAAGATGACAAGGATCGATGTTTCTTCTTACGAAGTGTGAAGGCTGCGGGCTGCTTTTCCGTGGCAGGGACGAGAGAAGCTATATACTCCTGATCTTCGATCACTACCACCCGATGTACTGCTTTAGTTAAGGGTGTCATAATTACTTTTTTAATAAATGAATTTAGGGTTAAGTTATAATTAATATATAATGTATTATTGACTAGTCAATTTCTTTTTATTCCAGTCCTCCAAAAACTTCTTCAAGTTTTCTTTGGACCCCAATACGTGAGCTAACATTGCTGCTAACTCGTTACGTGCTTCTCTCAACTGAGAGACTTCTTCTTCTACTACATCTACTTGAGATTCCATATTTAGTTCTTTTATTTGTTTGGCTAAGGTTTCGCGTTTGGTTTTATCGTTATCACGTTTCACCTTATCACGTAGCCATTCGTGATAAGGTTCGTTTGATATGTGATTACTTGGCACTGCTCTTCTTTCTCTTTCTAGCCCACCAAGCCCACTCGTCTTCGGTAAGCTCGACCGCTCTTTCGAGTTCAATATCAATATTCCTTACGTCGTTAATATAGTCGAGAGGATCTGTATCATGAGCTTCATCGTAAGCTGCTTCCTCATCCTCTGCCTCCACTGGAATTTGCACCGTGATGGTGTATTGAAGTAGATACTTATTAGTTTCAGTTTTAGTTTCAGTTTTAGTTTTATCTATAGCTATAGTTTCCATGTTTAGTTTTAGTTATTAGTTAATTTATTTTTTGTAAAATGAATCAGGGTTCAGGGTTCAGGGTTCAGGGTTAAATTTAGTGTCAGGTTTTATGCGTTTACCTGACGGGCGTATGAAAATAACCAGAGTACCAAATCTCCGACGCAATGCCCAATTCTATTAATCTTTTTCAGGGTCATTCACGAAGACGGCATCGACCCATATTAATTTCTCTTTGGCAGAATGTTTACCATACCTCTGTCTTCTTTGGTGAGCTCTCCTCCAGTGCGGTCTGTTCTTATCTTTGTCCCCGTCATCAGAAGTGTACCCTTGTCTACGAAGAGTAGCTCCGTACCTTTTGCCGATGATGTTAGGACTCCATTCAGATTCACGAAGAGTGTAACCTCTACGAACTTTAGCGGGTTGAGTTTGTTTGGCTACAGTGCTGACCTCTTCAGGTTTAGCAGCCATGAAAGCCATAATTTTGAGGGTAAACTCAAGCATATCAGCCATCTGAGGGCCCGTCCAGTTTGATGTCATCAATTCCGCCTTGTCGGGAAGTTCATCGGCAAGAGCCCTATTTAATTCTATCAATTCAGTAACGGGTACTGGATCATCCATGCGGAAACGGGCGGGAAGTTTGAGCGTAGTTCCACTAACGCAACCCACGTTAAGGACGGGCTGTATTTTATACTGACCTGATCGCCACATTTTATTTGTCACTTCAGGATCTTGAAAGGTAGATGTATTTACTCTTCCAGACTCATCATTGATATCCATGTTAGCCCAGTGTTCTAGCATTGCATCACCTATCTCCCTCCAAGGTCCATCCCCGCTTTCAACTATCATCTTATTCATGTTATGAGAGTTACATCCTCCCATGTATTCCCATTCTTGATCGAGGTTTGAAGTGTAAGTATCAGTGATTGAATTGTACATCTCGAAAGATCTAGCTACCCCAATAGTAGCTATGTAATCAGAGCCTTTTCCTTTTCGTAGAGCCGATAAGGAACATGAATCTTTTTTTGGTAAACAAATTAAGAAGCTCGGCAATACAAACTCGATGTCCGCTAAGGTCAAAGTAGGATCTAACTTAGAATCGATAATCATTTGTTCTGTAGTCTCATCAAGAAAATAAACAGGGTAGTTAAAACCCAACAGGTTTATATGAAGATCCCTCCATGCTGCCGTTGCCTTACCATCGTCCTCTTTAGCTGCTGTTGTATTAGTACCGTGCTCAAGATAAGTAAATAAGTTAGCCACCCCAAACAAACGAGGGTCACAAAAAGCAGGTACGTTCTTAAATCTTTTAGGAAAAAAAGAATTATAAAGCTTCGAATGAATTACTTTTTTAAATTCTCTACAGTAGCTATTAGCATTCCCATACCCGTTTGAGCGGTAAACAGCGCGGACAAATGCCCTAGATATAGCATCGAGATATTTTCTTTTCAGTTTAGAATCCGTTATTCCTACGGGATTAAATCCTTCGTCAAAAGGATAAGGCTGTTGGTCGGGATTGAAATGCATCCCGTTTCTAGATAATGATTTATTCATGATTAAGTTTAGTTAAGTTAATGTTTCTCGTTAAGTTTATCGACAAGCATCCAGATAGATGCAGTGATTGCGGGAAGGATCACGAGACAAAGGAACATCTCGAATCCACTGATCCTCATTACAGCGATCCTCGCGTCCGCTACGTAGCCTCCCGCTATTGCAGCGATCAGCAGGAAAAGGATAAAAAGTAATGAGCAAAGAGATATGAACAGAGTCCTATCAATGAAGTCGTTAATTATTTTTTTCATAAATTATTTAAGTTCAGATTTTGATTGGATATATTTTTAGAATCTTGATTCAGCTTCTAGCATTGCCCTTTCATCGGCTAACGTCATATCTTCGGAATAGTGCCATGCGTTTTTGTCTTCGAGGAACACAAAGTCATCTATAAAAGTTTGACTTGTAAATGAATGAGCCAGTTTGTGAACGTCTTCATCATTATTAAATCCGTAATACTCATTAAAGGGACTAGTGCCACTTGTAATAGCATAATGATAAGGATCGCATGAATCAAACCAGTCAGGCGCATAAGATCCCTGATGATATTTAAAGTCAATTGTTGGTATTGTTATCGGCTGCATATTTTTAAATTAATTAAGTTATTTAATCTTCATCGCCTGAACCGTAGATGTCTATCGGTTCGTCATCATGGGGATTATCTTTGTTAATTATCATAGTTATTATTTAAGTTCAGATTCAATATGGTTACAAACTTGGTACGCGATCTCACGGCCCACGGCTATGCGTTCCTCCTCTTCTTGAGGACGATACCCTTCGTAGTCTGCATCAGATCGAGGACCAGACTTTATGCACTGGTCAATGCATTTAAGTATGACATTCCATTCGTTGTGATCTAACCCCACGTAAATGGTGTTAACCTTTTGAGGTGGGTTCGATACGTAGAAGAAACGCAAGAAGAGGATCGTTAATAAGATCCAGATTAAGATGAAGAATATTGTAAGCATATCGAGATTTCTTTGTTTTTTATTTCGTTGATCTTTGTAATTTTTTTAGACAGTATTATCCACTTGTTCCCTACAGCGAGGTCATTCAAAAGAGTTAGAGTCTTTTCTAAATTCTCTCTTTCTTCTGTTACTCCTGTGTGATCCGCTCCATGTAGATCATCAACCCTCCATTTGATTAGATCATACGCATGGTCTAAGTAATCGAGGCGAACTTCTTTTACTATTTCTTGCTTCATTTATTTTTGAGTTTGTTTAAAATATTCCTCGATATCTATTGCTATATATCCTTCATCCTTTGCGTTAGATGGGTTTACCAATGGCTCATGATCCCATGAGACCACGATCTCTTTTGAGTGGACGCTGTTATTACTCTCATGTAAATAAGCTGTCAAGAATGCGACCGCATCCGCATACTGCTGTGACTCTGTGGAGATGAGGTATTGCTCACCGCCCTTGAACTTCCAATGAGCTTGCCCATCAGAAAACTTTCCACTACCAGAGTGGGCTCCATAGTTCTCAAGATATTGAGTTGTTATGACGTAATGATTTTTCATTTATCTAATTTTATTTTTTGTTAAAAGATTTAGCCCCCTCCCCTCCATGAAGAGGGGGCTATTATTTCTAGCTCACTGGTGGAGCTTCTACTACTTTACCTAACTTAAAGCGTTCGGGTTTCATGCCACCGTAAACAACCCATAGCAACTTGGCAGGTAACAAGTGCTGAGGTATTTGATTACGCTGATCGCATTCACCGTCCGTGATGTACACCACCGCACCGACATTCGGATGGTAGCGTTTTACATATTCGAAGGCGGGGACAAATCTAGTTCCACCACCGCCCGTGATGATTGATCTATCGATCCTCTGATTTGAGGAGTAAGATCTGGACTTGTTGAGCTCGACCTCAGTTGAGCAGCATATAACGTGAGTCTTCTTAGGCTTGTACTGCCTCATCAAATTCTCAAGCTGATCGAGTCCGTCATTCACTACATCATCAGACATTGAGTAGCTAGTGTCGATGATGTACGCGATCTCAGGTAGCTTCTTAGATCCACGGCCCGCGCTGAATAAATCAGTCGCGCCTAAGACTGGGAGGTTCTGAGGCTTGTCCCATCCACCGCTGAGAGTACGCTTGAGCCAGTTGGTAAGAACTTTTTGCCACGGTACTTTAGCTTTAGCTGTGAATGCTTCAGATACTTTACGAGTCAGTCCGTCTTTAACCTCTTCGAGTCCCGCTTTTTTGCTCATCTCCTGAATCCTCACGGCCTCTTTGATTTTCTTGCGGGCCTTCGCGTCGGCCTCTTCAGGGGTCTCGCCCTCTTCGAGATCAGGATATCTTACATTGTCACTGACCTGACCACCCGCTCCAGATCCAGAGTCACTTGAACCTTCGCCATCTGCATCTCCATCTGAACCGCCTTCGCCATCTGCGTCTCCATCTGAACCGCCTTCGCCATCTGCGTCTCCATCTGCGTCTCCATCTCCATCTCCATCTGCGTCTCCATCTCCATCTCCATCTGCCTCACCATCACTACCTCCGTCCGTTGGGTCATCGCCATCAGCGTCCGCATCAGTATCACCATCTCCGTCACCGTCCGTTGGATCACCATCAGGATTGGTGTCCCCGTCCGTGATACCTTCAGGCTCATTGATGTCAGTACCCTTATCTCCTTTTTTAATAAGGTCATTAAGGATTGTCTCAGCATCCTGATCAGTGTACTTAGCATCACAAAAGAGGCCGTCAAAGATTGGGAAGATGTTGCCCATGATTCCTAGTTCACGGAGCACTGAGCAGTCAGCAGTGCGCTCGATTTCCTGAGCCATCAGATTGACCGCGTGGTCCATCGCTATGTTTTTGGTGGCAGGGTTCGCATTAAGATCTCTCATTCTGTATGTGCAGTGTCCCAATAAAATGTGGAGGTACTCATGTAAAATTACAGTCCGCCATGCTGCGATAGCACTGACGCGCTTGCCATTGATGGTGAACTTACCATTCTTAGCCATCACGAAGCATCGGTCTGATACGAATATGAAATTACCATCAGTCGCTGCAAGATCTACAGTATTATCGCGTACAAATTGAACGGTCCCCGCGATAGTTTTTAGTACGCCTGAAACAATCTTCAGGACTTGATAACGAGCCCTCACCATAGGGCAGGTGCTCTTAGGGTTTATGTCTAAAATTTCCATGTTAGTTAAGTTAGTTAAGTTAGTTAAGTTAGGATAGGATAATAGTTAATTGTTTATTGATGTCAAATCTTTTTCACCGCCCCCTGTTTAGGGGGCAGTGATCAGGGTTCAGGGTTAAAGTCCGAGCTGCTCCATGAGGTCATCATGCTCACTCAATACGGACTCAATACGGTCAGCGGTCTTACTACGCTGCGTCTTTGTTTCAATGTTATCGCGCTTGATTTTGCCAAGGCCATTGAACTTATCGAGCAAGTCATCGAGCTCAGTTATATCCCCTTTATTAAAAAAGGATTTACTCTTAGAGTTCAGGGCATTGTATGCGCGTCCGAACCTATCGAATGCAAGCTGCCCGAATCGATCACCCTCACGGACTTGCGATAGGGATTTCTTTAGCTCATCAGTCATTGAACTTAGCAAGTTACTGATAGATCCTTTAGCAAGATTCACCATTGCATCATGCTGATTCGCAGTCGCGATGTCAGCAACCTCTTGAGCTACGGCTAAGTCACGGCTAGTTTTTAGCGCGTAGGTGGACTGGACCCAGTGCATCTTCAGGGTATACTTATCCACGAATTTTGCTTCAGTGAATGAGTCCCAGTCATGCTCTTCACCGAGCTTACCGAGCCTCTGTTTAGAGGCAGCTTTCAGCTCTGAGAATATACCGCGAAGGCGTTCCTTCAGGATGGTGAACTCACCTTCAGGCCCGATGAACTTGTCACGAATCTCTAGCTTTCTCATAAGCTGATCAGCAGGAACTTCGATAGCCCCAGTCATTGGATTCGTAGGCAGTTTAAGGCCCTTGTTATTTTCATCAGCAGCCACCGCAGTTTTAAATTTTACGATGCTCGATGAGAGCTTTCCGAAGATCGTATCTCGTCTCAGGAATAACTTTTCAGAGGCCAATAGACTGGACTCATCAGTGTTATATTTATCAGCAAGTTCAGCAATTAGCTTGCTGTTTTTCTTGCTGAGATTAGGTGAAGTGAACTTCACATATACGTTTACAATGGAGCTAAGTCCGTTGCTTATCTTTTCAATGTCGAATGATTTCATTTTCATGATTACAGTTAGTTAATTTATTTTTTAATAAAGTTAATAAGTTAAGGTTAATATTAGGAGTTATCTTTTAGAGGGACGAACCTCTGAACATTCTCAAGTGCGAAGCGGGCCATCTCTTTATTGGTGGCAGGTCCGATGAACTTGTCAGTGAACCAGTCAAAAGAACCGCGCTGCGTTTCATGGCCTGTATCTTTTTTGATCTGCTCAGGCTTATCAGATCCACTAATTTTTTTAGCTTCTTTGATAGCGCGTTGGGCTGCTATGGAAAGCACCGCCATTGCATCAATACCGCTAAAGTCTGCCATTGATTTAAGGTCATTGCGGACATCCTGATATTTAGGAATCGCATCCTTTATGGACTCGATAAAGCTCATGATATCTTCAGTGACATTGATTCCCACCGCACCATTTAAAGACATTCTCAAGAGGTCCTCTTTTTCAGAATCAGTTATGCTCATATCCTGAATAGACTTGAACTCTCGGCAAACATTCTCCCATTGTCTCGGACATGCTGTAGGATTTACAGTGCCTGACATTGGGATAGTGGGCTTGAAAATCTCATCAATCTTCAGGCGTGTTTCGCCATCCTCAGTGCGGATAGTATCGCCTAAAGATTTCACATATGTGAGGAAATTGAGTATATCATTTTGAACTGCCCAATCTTTAGTGACGGCCCACTTGTACCAGTCAGTGAAGTTGTTATCGATAATGAAAAACTTTCCACGTGTTAAGATGGCCTGATCAGGGTCCGTTGCATTCTGTGAACCGTCTTCAATACGGTTTCCAGTGAGCAGGATTCTGATGTTTGGTGCGAGCTCATGGGTCCCGAACATTGGCTTGCCCTTCCGAGCTTGCAAGGGCCTGATCATTCCCTGAACTGTTGAATCGTATAGACTGAACTCATCAAGTATTAAAAGGATCGGGCGGTTGATATCACCGTTGCCTGTATTCTTAACGCGGTGGACGGTAGGTAAATCGCGAGGTGCTGTGAAATCCATATGGATTCCATCAGCATTCACCTTGCCATAACCAGCAGCTTCTTGAGGGCCTTTGTCAGTGTAGTTAAGGAGATAAACATCTCCGCCTTCAGTATGTAGGCGAGAATCCTCAATGCCTAAAACTTCAGGCAGTTCGGTGGCTGCAATCTCAGTTTTTCCATCACCTGATGGCCCTGCAATGGTAACGAAATTTAGATTTTCGGTCCATAGTTTAAAGCCCAACTTTAATTGGGCTATCGTAATTTTTGCTGTGTTAGCGAATCTATTAATCATGATTTTAGTTAGTTAAGTTTATTTAGTTTTGTTAAAAAGAAATTAGTCGTATCTGATACCTTCGAAGTGATTTAACAATTCACTTTCAAGAGTAGTAATTTCAATGAACTGGCCCGCCTCATCGAAGGCATTAATAATCGGGTCCAAATCGTAATTTGTAGCTGCAAGTTTTACCTCAGATTCAGTGATAAAACCGTTTTCAATAAGGGCTAATAATTTAGGCATAATTGGATAATAAGTTAAGTAAGTTAAGTTAGTGATCTATCTCATCAGCGTATGATGATCAATTCATACGGACCGCCTAAGCGGTTTCGAATTTAAGACACCCAATTAGGTACTGGACGGCCTCCATGAAATTGGCCTTCGCAATTATCGCATTCATCATTCCAAAGTTTAATGAAGCTCATCACGTTAGCAGGTATATTTACCTGATGCTCCCATGTCGTATTATCGCAGTCGGTCCCCATAAATAGGGTGTTAATTCTGCCCTTTTGTTTAACTGCATCTATTTGATTTTTGATCTTTACTCGATCTTTTAATTGATCAGTTATGCCTTTGTTGCAGGTCAAATGTTTAGATACTTTATTAATAGTCCAGCGGCAAGCCATTGCCTCTGGCTCATGTAGCCATTTGATTTTATCGTTTTCAATTTTCACAAAGCCTCTGCGAATCCATTTAGATTTGATTCCATTTTGTCTAAGATTTAATTTCATTTTGTAATAAAAGATTTAAGTTAAGGTGATCTATCTCATCAGCGTATGATGATCAATTCATACGGACCGCTTTGCAGCGGTTTCGAATTATAACTTTGGTGCCCACCCTTCAGCCTCTTCCGAATCTTCGCTTCTGAAAGCGGTGACTCTGTCGTAATAGGCATCCAACTTATCTGCTCTTTTAAGAAATTTCTCAAGAGGTTCATTGCCTCTCCTCCAAGCGACATAGTTCATTCCATTGTGGCTGTTAAAGCCGATGTAGATGGCCTCGAACGTACCCACACTTGTTGCAGTCCGAGGTGATACAAGGATTGCACCCCCTCCGATGTCCCCTGATAATATGGCTCTTTGGAATCTGTCACGGTCAACAAAGCAGCGAAGATTGGAATGTTTTCTGAAGTTAGAATATGTTGGTTTGTCTGTAGATGGCATAATTTTATTTTGTAATAAAAGATTTAAGTTAAGTTAGTGATCTATCTCGTCAGTATACGGTGATCAATTCGTATAGACCGCCTAAGCGGTTTCGAAAGGTTAATAAGTTAAGGTTAAAAAGTAGCATTCCATTATGAATCGTTGCCAATTCATTGAACCTGAATAGAAGCCGCGGAGCGGTTCATTATCTTTCGGATAGCACGTGATCTAGGCTTCCTAAACTGACCGATAGTCAGGGGCTAAGCTACCCAGTCCACTGCTCTCACTAAGTGACGCCTATTGGACTGGCTAAGATGGTTGCATTCAGGTGGGGTTAAGACCCACTTGTTTCAAGACTCACGGTGCGATTACTGGCCGTAAGTATCTGAGATTTGAAGATCGAATTTCCGAGGTGCTAAACTCGCCCTTTGCTAAGAGGTGCAGCGTCTGTCCTGATCTCGCCTTTACTGGGTCCGCTTGGTAGCCCGACCGCTTGGAACTAACTCTCTCAGTCCCTGCCCCCCGAAAGGGGGCCTTATGTCAAATATATACCCACAGTTGATTATATGTCTAC